TTAGTAGTGAAAAAGGAATGAGTAGCTTTCTAACCAAAAGATACGGTTATACAGATGTGTATAGCCTAAACGATTTTAGAAAAATAGATGAATAGTATACTATAAAGTATATAGCAGTTCTCTAAGCCTTACAGTATCCTCCTAGGAGGGTATTATTAAGGTTTACACCTTATAAATCAAACAAGGAACTACAAATGATAATCACCTTGAATTATAAACACTTACCTAAGTTATTTACAGGTAAAAACAGTAGCACAGACTACAGATGGTGTAATACCATCAAAACCTTAGAAAACTATTTCCTCATAGGTAAATCCTATAAGGAACAACCATACTTTGAAAATACTATATCCATGCCATTATACTCATGGCAATGGAATAAAAGACTCACTGCTATAGTAGTACCACTAACCCAATTAACTACCTTTAAAACCCTGTTTACTAAGAACATAGTAGGTATTAATAATCGTTATATGGAATTACTAAAAGAGAATACTCTCAATCCATTTGAGTATCAACCTAAAGAGGTCACTATCACAGTAGTAGAAAGTGAAGATGGCTATAGAAGCAATAACTCTATAGATAAAACCCTACTACCAATAGAGGTCTTAGAACTAGAGTTTGAACCTCTAATAAGCACCCTAAAGACTCAAGTACTAGAAGAACAATTAGCATTTAAAGCTCTTTACTTCAACGAAATCGAATTGCTAGATTTATCCTCATATGAGTTAAAGATAGTAACTGATTGGAACTCTATAAACGACATTCCAGAAGATACTGTTCTACAGCTCATAAACAAGGCTACAATCCATCTTAGGGGATAACCCTAAGGATTGCTATTGCCTAACCCATTATAGAGGCTATAAAGGTAAATACAAGCGATTATGGAGAGATGTACAAGTATATCTTTCTATAGCTACTTAACACATAGCTAAACCAAAACAGTAAGGATATACAACAATGAACCTATTAAAACCATTTGAAGTAGTTGTCCCTAAAGATAACTACAAACAAATTATCAACAACATTCACATTGATGCTGACAACGTAGTAGCTACAGATACTAGACTACTACTAATCAAACATCATGGATGGAATATATCCACTCCATTTGTTATAGTAAACCAAAAGGTAAAGAAGAATATCATTCCATTTACAGGTACTTGGGAGGATATGAAGATTAATGATAGTCTTCAATATCCTAACTACAAACACATTATCCCTTTAGAAAGTAATGTGGAGAGTTTAAAAATACCAAAAGAAGAAACACTTAAAACAGCATTATATAGACTGTCTACATACTACTCGGTAGTAGTAGACTACCTAGACCATGCAACTAAGCTAAACAAGCTAAATAAACTACTAGGAGAAATAGTATACGTTGGATATACTAATCAAATGGTAGTCCTCAAATCATCTAATGGATACATACTGTATCTAATGAGATATACACTTACATAAGGATACCCAATGACACCTAGACTGCAACTACAAGTAAAGACAATCAATAAACTCATAAACGAAATAGGAAAACCAATTAAAGACCTAGACATAGTATTCCTAGATAGTGTAGAATTCAGTATAGACAATACTCTGGTAACTCTTCATAAAGAAGAATTATTAGATAATAACTTTAACCCTATATCTTCACAACATACAGAAGAAGACATTATAGGATTATTAGCCAGAGCATTGACGTACCAACAAATACTAGATGCCTATAATGCCAATACAAGTACGCTGTATACAGTAGATTATGACCCTATGGTTCAGGGAGAGTATTACGCTGATATAAGTAGTATTGGCATTGGTATTGAACCAAAAGCTTGTCAGTAATGACCAACCAACCAAATACAAAGGACAACAAATGAATAAATTAGATACAGTCGGACTAGTGATGTTTGTAACAATAACTCTATTAGTATTAATAGTGGTATTAGTATGAAAATCATCATTACATTAGTAGTATTACTACACTTAGTAGTAGCCATAACAGCATATACTACATTTAACTACGTAGAAAATACAGATGATACATATACCGTAATAGATGGTAACGGTACATACGTAATTGTAGGAGTAGATAATGAAAGCTAAGAATGTAGTATTAGTATTACCATTACTTCTATTAGGGGTATCTTTAATGATGCCTACTAAAGAAGAAGCAACCAAAGAAAAACCTATTAGTATTACTACCACTAACGGTACAGTAGCTCCACTAGCTAAATCTAGTACTACATATGGCAAAGACATACTACTAGCCATAGACAATAGTACTAGAAACAATAAGAAAGGATTCTTTGATACTATCGTAGAGATAGAGTCCTTAACTCATCCTAGAGCTAAGAATTCATCTCACTATGGCTTTTGTCAATTAAATGAGTATTGGGGTTCTACTCACGCAGGAGAAGCATGGGATAAAGAAAAGACAGACATAGTAGAACAGATAAAAGCTTGTGAGAAACACTTTGCTTTATGTAGACAACAAACTAAATCTGATGTAGATGTACTCAACTACTTAGCTCACCAACAAGGCTTTGGTGGTTATAAGGCAGTAATGAATTTCATAAACTATGATAAACCACTACCAACTAACGTAGTGAGAAATATCAATAGTAATCTATGGAGTAGAGCCTTAGACTTAGCTAAATATGATATACACAGTAGAGAAGTGCAAAGACACTTAGTAGCTACATGGTTTAACAAGTATATAGCTCTAATAGAGGACACTATGGATGCTATCCATACAGAGACAATAGAATGATGTACGAATCCCTATCTACTAAGCATACAGCTAATAACTTTGGTAAAGTATACCTCAACAACGAGGAAGTAAAGTATTATCCAACAGGTATACACAAACTAGTAGTCACATATAAGGATGATACTACTATCAACTACACTAAGGATGGAATACCTCATTCCATTCTACTAAATACAGATGATGAGGTTAAAAATACCCTAATACAGTTACCACTTAACATAACCTACAAAGGTATGTATGTAACTGATTACAAGGGTAATACATTACTACTAGTAAGGAGAATGAATTGAGTAACTTTAATATTATGTTAACCAACCTACAAAAGCTAGAGTTCAGTAGTAAGAGAAACGAACTCTACAAAGTACCAAACAGTAAAACATACTCATATATGGGAGTATATCCATATACAGAACTACCAAGTAGTAGTGAAATAGCTAGAGCTATAGAAGAATTTGATACTCTTCCTGATGCATCATTGCATCTTCATTACTACTTATACAATACACTAAGGGAAGAGGTAAGAATCCACCATAGAAAGCTATGGGACAAGTCTAGGATGTACCTAGACGAACTACCTACCAAATTGAGTGTAAAGCTATATATCTTCTTACTTAACGTGGGAATACATAGAGCTAGAGATGTAGTAGAAGTACTACAAACCATATTAGGTAATATCCCAATTGATGGATGTATGGGAAACATTACCATTGATGCAATCAACAATACCAATACAGATGAGTTAGTAGCTAAGTTTGATGAATGTCAACTAAACTACTACAAAGGTAGTCTTGATATTAATAAGATTACCTATGAAGTAGAACTACCATCAAACCTAGGGAGAAAACGAGATGTATAGTGAATATGCAGAATTTGATACAATAGAGAAGATAGCAGAACATATCATCAAAAAGAAAGTAGGTACTTATGCTACTACTAAAACCCAACTATACCAATGGGCTTTATCTCTAGTATGCAACAATGCTTTCCACAACAACTTACCTTTCAGTAATGCTTGGAGTGAGAAAGCAGATGCAGTAGTAGACTACATTATAGACAATGACAAGTGTATTGTACCTATTTTAGACATATAGGGAATACCTCATCAGTAATAATCCATTTAAGGGCTATTTATGTACGTTTAAACAGTATATCGTTTAGATTAACATAATTAGCCTTTAAACTACTAAACACACTTTAGAATACAAACATACTACCTTACTACAAATAAACCATTCTATACCCTATTACATAACTACAATAAGTATACTTACTGATTTAGTAAATAAATACCTATAGTAGTAAACCTAATATGTAGTAATTGAGGTATATAGTATTTTCCCTAGAATGAGTAATACTGTATATCTATAGTATTCAATCTGGTATATAGTATTTTCCTTAGTATGCAGAAGTACTATCTATACTGTTTAAATACACGTAATAGTACCTAGAATCGATTTAAACTACCTAAGAGGTATCTTTACCTAGGTAATCTATTTAAATGGACTAGAATACCTCATCTATAGTATTTCTTTTAGGTAGTTTTGATTTTTTGATTGATTAATTTAAAAAGAGAAAAGAGAAGTATACCTAGTATACACACACTACATACTCCAAAGTACCTTAGACATACTACGGTATATTCCGTAAACTACATATACCTTGATGTCTGGTACATTTACGTATTACGTGTGGAGGTAGTAGTATTATTGTAGTATGTAGATTTGTCACAAAGTGCATAGAAGTATATTTCTAATTTTGTCACAAAAAAATTCTGTATAGAAAAAAATAATTTCTACAGGGTTTGTACAGGGTTTGTACATCGAGTAAATCCCACAATATAGTGGTTTGTGTATGGTTTGTATGGGGTAAAATAAGGGTTCATTCTACGTAAAAAACCACTCATTTTGTAAGTTAAAATGACTGGTTTAACAATTGATATTAGAAAAAAAAGAGGTTGTATTACATTAAGGTTATTATAAGTTACTTAAGTGTAATATACGAATATAAATAAAACATAAAGGATTAAACATGAAAAATACACATGAGATTCCATTGAAGAATACATGGAGAATAAATAGAAACTTGAAATCTATGGCAGTTAGAATTGATGCAGATATATTAGAGAAATTCGTTAGATTAGCTAAGGAAAAAGGTTTTCGTCAAAATGTACTTATGCAAAGAGCTATGTTATTAGCGATTGAAGAGATGGAACAGTTAGAGGATTAGAGGAAAAGCTATCAGTATTTAAGTTTTCCAAGACTACCTGATAGCTTTAAAATGGTATAGAACATCATAACTATACCATACAGTAACTTAAAAGGAAGTGAAATGGTATTAATAGTGAGTAGTAATACTCCAGACATAGATAGAAAGGGAAGAAGTAGTATTTTTCACTTTAGAGGTTCTCTAGTAGAGAGCATAGAGCAGTATAATAAGATATATCTTGAAGATAGTCTTTTAGATGCTGTAAGATATAACGATACTTATGTATCAAGAAGTAAACAAGTATTCTTCCTCACTAAAGAAGAAATAGGTATTCTATACAATATGACAGATAGAGAACTACTAAGAGATACAAGAGTTAGTAGTATTCTAAAGAATGCTAGTTCATTACAAGACTACATTGTACAAAAGATAGTAAACAAGATAGATAAACAAATAGATAAGATGATATTAGAAGAAGATGTTGACAGTATAGTTAGACTGATGTTCAAGAAGTTATTCTATTCTAAAGATATATCTAATGAAGCAATATTCATCCTACAATCACTCCAAACACCACCAAAGGATAGTATAGTACTCAAGGTAGACAAATACCTTACAGAAGCTACAGAAGCTATATTAGAGGTATTTAAGAGTGCTAATACAATATTACTCAATGCTCCTACAGGAGTAGGTAAATCTCATTTCTCACTATTAGAACTACCTAAACACTTTAAAGACATAATCATAGTATCTCCATTAAGAATGGTTACAGATGAACATACTGCTAAATCAGAGTTTATAGACTTTCGTAAAGATGAGTTAGATTTTCCATATCTAGCAATGACTACTGATGTATTATTCAACTATAGTAAAGAGTATCCTGCAGAGATGAAGAAACGTTTAGATAGATGTGAGTTAATCATATTTGATGAACAACATCTTATTGAGAGTAGTAAAGGGTTTAGAAGTAAGGTAGAGAAAGCTGTAAAGCTTATTAAGAGTAGTAATACAAAACTCCTATATCTAAGTGGTACTCCAGTGTATGGTGACAATGCTAAGAGTGTAGTAGTTAAGTCTAGTATTCTTAATACAATCCAATACTACAATAATCCCTTTAGTACTCTTAATGAGCTAAGAGAGAGTATTCAATCAAACTTGAGTAAAGGTTCTGTTCTATTCTATGGAGCTACTAAGAGTAAGATTGATGAGGTAAGTAGGGTATTTTCACTCAAGAATGTATGTACTATAACAAGCAGTAAAATGACCTACAATGGTATTGAAATCAAACACATAGGTGAAATACCCTTAGAGGATAAAGTACTGTATATATCCACTAGTAAAGCTACTACAGGTATAAATATCTCTAATCTAGTATCAGTGTATCAATATGGTACTACATACAACACAAACACTCTAGTGCAGTTAATGGCAAGACTAAGAGGTAATGGAAACTACTACTTCATAAGAGCTAAGTTTGAGAACAATCAAGTAGTAAACATTACTAATTCAGCTATAGGACTGATATATTACTTCAAGAAGATAGGACTTAGAACATTAGATAAAGACTTTAATTCTAAAGGGTTTCAGAAGCTTATTAGTAATAGAAAAATACTACTAGCAGATAATACTGTTGATGGATTCATTAAAGCATATAGTGATTCTTTAAAGCTTATGGTTCAATTTGGCTTTGGTAAGATTGAATCAGGGTTTACCTATATACCTAGAAACTTAACAGTAGATGAGGTTCAGAAGATACTATTATCTAGTGAAAATCCAATACTAAAGAGAGATGTAGATAAGACTGTTGTAAAGTTTATCAGTGGAGAGAATATACACTACTTAAATAGTATATACAATCTAAGTTTCGATATTCAACTACAAACAGGTATACCTATCTATGACAAGGGATTAGAGATTATTACAGATGAAGATAAAGCTATTAAGAAAGAGAAGAGAGATACTAAGAAGAAAACTCAATTAGAATTTATGATTAATGAGTTTGAGTATATCTCACCAAAGAAACTACAATCTGTATTCTCATTTAAAGAATTACAGGTATTAAGTACTGTAGAAGAGATTAATCATGATAGTATTAAGAGTCTATTGAACGTAGAGGATAGGGTAACAGCATTAAGATGTTATTTAGTACCAAAGAAAGCTGTATTAGACAGTATTCTACTACTACTAAGTAAGAATCGTATTATATATACCACTCTTAAAGCTCTTGATACTAAGTTAGCTCAATTGTATATAAACTCAAGTAAGAGAAACAAAACTCCGTATATTCAATTCCTTAGAGATCTAATTGATAAAGGACTACTAGATGATTCACTGTATGAATTTAAAGAAGTGGTAAAGGTAGATAAAACTAACATATACAATGTAGTAAAGCTAAAGAAAGAATATACTGAAGAGTATAGACAATTGATAACTAGAGAAGATAGACTAAACTATCTAAGAGATAAGACTACTATTCAATCATAGAATAGTAGTATTTAGCCTTTAAATCAGTATAGGTAATAGGTAGGTATACCCTAGATAATCTAAATTGATTTAAGAGCTATTTACGTAGTTCTTAGAATATAACAATAAGGAAAGACAATGATTAAAGATGGATTTAAATTAGTATATGAAGAGAGAAATGAAATAGCATTGATGATGAAGTCAATGGAGGCACTTAAGCTATTCTACTATATAGAAGAAAGACTTTTAGAATGTCCTAGAGACAAGTTAAATCGAAAAGTTATAGGTAATACCTTAGGGTGTACCAAAGAGTTTATAAATGAGACAATAGCATTGCTCATAAAATATGATGTAATTATGGAAGTTACCTTTAAGAAGTATTTGTGGAATCCATATATTTCACTGTATAGATACGATAATGGAGAAACTATTCAAAGAAAATGGAATACTATTAGAGAGTCGAATAACTTCAGAAGAAGAGGTAGTGATGTAAATGATGACTATCTTAGATATAAGAAGTTTCATGATGTAACCATAGAAGAGTTTAATAATCTCTTAGCTAATGGAGAAGTGAAAAGAACCTATAGAATAGTTAAACGAACAAAATAAGCTCTTAAAGAGCTAAACAATAGATTACCTAAGGATTAGTATTCCTTAGGCTTTAACTAGTGACTAGTACTATGTGTAGTACTAATTAGTAATTAAACAAAAGGATAGATAATGAAACTGTTAAAGGTGAATAGTATTTCTCAACTTGAGGAGTTGGAGTATGACTTAGGTAGTAGAATCACCCTACCTAATAAGAGTCTAGGAGTAGTTGAATTAGCTAGTATAGTTAGAGAACTACGATTAGATTTTAATACAAATGAGTATATGTTACTAGCGTATAATCAAACAGCAATGTTTGTTCATATGTTTAACATTCTAACCTCTGCAGTAGAGGTAAAACATAGTAGTAATCATTGCTATGTAGTATCAGTTTAAAGATTGAGTAATGAAAGAAGAGATATTAATAGCATTTGATGCTATGTTATTGGTAAAAGGAAAGTACAGTAAGTCAGTGAGTAACACTGCATTAGTAGTATTTGATTACAACAGTCTGAAAGAGTTTGGTGAAGATTACCAAGAAGTTAAGGCTAGACTCAAACAAAGTATATTAGAGAAAGCTAGTAAGGAATTAGAAGTAGAGGAGAGTGATATTTATATATCATTCAATACATATGAAATCATAGGGAGAATGCAATGCAAACGTTAGAAGAGAGAGGGAATAGTAGATTACTGTTTCCATTTTGGGCATATAGTAGTAGTTTGGAAATTTATGTGTTTATCGTTGATTGTAGACATAATACATATTATACAGAGAATGGTGAGAAGTTCTCATCAAGAGATTTATTAATGGAGGAAGAGAGATGAGTAGTTGTAATTTTGGAGAAAACTATTTGACAGAACACTCATATCAAGTTATGGATGGAGATATAGTAGTAGACAGGGAAGTAGTATTAAATGAGCTAGATGAGGCATTAGACTACGAAATAAGACTTACTGATACATTTCACCTTAGGTTTGAAGTAGATGAGCTATTTCAAGAAGTAGGGTACTTTAGTGGGTATAGAGTAGAACCTCTAGTATCACTATTTCTTTATCATAATGATATTGAATTAGAGAGAGTTGTTCTTGAGTATGCTGAAGATACTACTACATACTTAGAGTGTGTAGCTGAATACATTGGGTATAACTTTAATGTGGATATGTTCAGTAGTATTGAACAGGATGTAAGAGAATTGTTTAGTAGAGTAGATAATATTTTGTCTACTTACTATGATAAGTATACCACTGGGTGGTGTAGTAGTATTAAGGAGTAAGAAAATGGATTACATAGAAAGAGATTACAAATGTAGTAGTTGTGGAATCATAACTCAAATGAAAACAAATCATCCAACACCTACAAGATGTTGTAATGTTTGTAGAGTTTATGGAGCTTATAGAGTTCAACAGACAGATGAGGGTATTAAGATTTATGAAGATATGATAGCTAAGAAAGAAGCTCTTAGAGCTAGATTTCCTAAGTCTATACCTACTACAAAGAAACAAGAGGTTGTCTTTACTAAGCAGGTGAAGATAAGAGGTGAAATACAAGACATTCAATTAGCTATTGATTGGGATGATACTTGTAATAATGGACATAATAGTTTTGGAGTTGTTATATCAACAAACGATGAATGGGGAAGAGAACATCTAATTCAGTATTTCCCTGAATATGAGCATCTATTGAAGTATCATCTATTATCTAGTGATGGATATATGCATATAAGTAATATAGCGTATATGCTTGATAATCCTAAAGAGTACACCCTTGAGGATGCTAGAAGCTATGCTATATGGGAAGATGCTACTGAAGAACAGCTAAGAGATAATGAAGCTTTAATCAATCATCTAGCTACTGTAGTATTACCACAGTTAAAGCTAGAAATAGAGAAGTTAGGGATGGTATATTAATGGGAGTATTTAATAAAACAACTGAACAAGAAGAGTTCATTACTGCTGTAAAGAGTGGGAAGAACGTTCTATGCAATGCTAATGCAGGATGTGGTAAAGAACAACCATTGACTAGCTTAGTAATGACTCCAGATAGAGGATTTATCCCTATGGGTAAAATAGCCATAGGAGATAGAGTATGTAGTCCTTATGGAAAATATAATACTGTAATAGGTATCTTTCCTCAAGGTGTAAAGAAAGTGTACAAAGTACATTTCAATGACTATACAGTAGTAGAATGTGGTTTAGAACATCTATGGTATGTTAGAGAGAAGTATCGTTCAGAGTTTGAAGTTGTGTCACTGAAAGATATGATAAGTAGTAATAAGACATACTATGTACCTTTACCAGATGTGAAGTTTGATGGTGTATCCTTTAGAGAGAGAACAGATGAACTGTATGACATGATTAGTTATAACGGAGGTAATAAGGCTTATTTCTGTTGTGATAAAGACTATATAGCTGAAGATACATTGACTCTGATACGGTCTATAGGTGGATTAGCTTATATTAAAAAGGATGTAAACGGTAAGTATATAGTAAATTTTGACCTTATAGGGGAGAAATATATTACTAAGATAGAAGAGACAGATGAGATGGTATTACAACAGTGTATCTCACTAGATGGTGACCATCTATACATTACTGATGGGTTTACTACTACACATAATACATCTACTATATTTGAGAGTATGGTAGCAGATAAGGAGAAAACCTTTCTACTGTTAGCTTTCAATAGTCATCTAATTAAAGAGTACAATGCAAAGATTAAAGAGTATGGTATTAGTGACAGAGTTACTACTAGTACTCTTCACACACTAGCTAAGAGAAGTACCATAGACTTACCATCTATAGTAGTTAATAATGTAAAGTATACTTTAGGTAAGAAATTCACTCTAGTTGGGTATTTTCATAGTAGTGATTTACAGGCAATTACAGGAGTCAATGGATGGAAAGTATCCAAAGACTTAGCAGAGTTCTGTAGTGGAAACAAGGACTTTAATGAAGTAGGTAACTATATTTTTAGGGTATTTGATTATGCACTTAAGAAGTCTAAAATGACTCATGCTATGTACATGAAGTTATTCTCACTGAAATGTAAGCAAGGAGAAATAGAACTTAAACAAGATTGTTTAGTAATTGATGAATATCAGGATATGGAAGAGTCTGTTGCTCTAGTAATAAAGACTGTTAATGTTAAACAAAAGCTACTAGTAGGTGACCCTAATCAAGCTATCTATGAATTCATCCTTAAAGGGTATAAATTCCATAAGGAAGAGTTCCTAAAGACATATGAAGTACTGTATTTAAGTAAGTCTTTTAGATGTTCTACACGTATAGCTAACATGGTTAATAAGAACATACTACAACCATATTTGAATATAGAAAAGGACTTTACAGGTACTGATAGTGATGTTAGTGATGGTAAGTTTTACTTCATTGGTAGAACAAACAATGAGGTATTAAAGATAGCATATCTATTGGCTAAGAGTGGACAGAAGTATAGATTAACTGCAGATTTAAAGCAGTTAACAGCTACATTAGTTAGTCTATATATTGTAGTAAGTAATTCTGCAGTTATCTCAAAAGCATCTGCTAACTCACTTAGTAAGATACTACCACCATATATAGATAGTGAGGTAGTAAAGGATGTGAAGATGTACTTAAATGAAGAGAGTAGGGATATGCAATTGATACCATACCTAAAAGAGTATAGTAGTAGTAATGTACAAAGTGGATTTGCACTAATGAGCTACCTAAACACTAAAGAAGTAAATAGTAAAGACTTCTTAGAGAAAATTAGAGAGGGTATTGATGATAGTAGTCTCAATACTGTATCTACTGTATTTAAGTTAAAAGGTAGTGAAGCTGATACTGTTAAACTATACAAATTCAAATCACCTAGAGAGTTACAGGGTGAGTTTATGGGAATGTGTGTAGAGAAGTATGAAGAAGACCCTACAGAACGTTTTGAGTACTATGAAGACTTATATATGGATACACCAGAGTATGCTAGATACATAGCAGAGATAATGATATTGTATGTAGCTTTAACTAGGGCTAGACATAAGATAAGTTTTGCATCATGTGATGAAGTATCCTATTGGAGGGAATAATGTATGGAAACATGGGGATTAGATATAGAAGCTGATGGATTACTACCTACAGTTACATTCATATCTACGTTTAACATTACTAATATACGTACAGGAGAGTCTAGGACGTATACTAAGGATGGTGTTCTAGGATATGAGACTGTAGAAGTAGGAGTAGAGTTTGTGAAGAATCTGTTAGAGTGTGGTGATAACCTCATCATACATAACAGTCAATATGATATAGGAGTACTACATAAGTTATATGGATTAGATTTACTGAAGTACTTCAAACAGATTTATGACACTATGATACTCTCTCAATTGATATATACTCAAATAGACAGAGAAGTAACATTGAATAAGAATACTCCAATGCCATACTCTATGCAACATGGACTAAAAGCTTGGGGTATGAGATTAGGTAGCAATAAGCTAGAAACTGATAACTATACAGTAGTTACTCCTGAACTAATAGAGTACCTAGAACAGGATGTTAGGTTGATGATTAAACTGTATAAATTCCTACTATTACAGAAGAACTACCCTAGAAGAAGTATTATTCAAATGGAAGTATGGAATACCCTAGAATGTGCTATATATCCTATCTATGGATGGCAGATAGATGTAGGTATCCTTAACAAGCTAACCTCTAAATATACTACTGAAATAATAAAGGTAGATGTAGCATTAGCTAATATGTTTGAGCCATACTATACAGCAGTAGATACTATAATACCAACTACTGAAACCATTAGAAATAGTAGTAAGTGGTTAGAGGTAAGAGATATACCTAACTCTGTAGGTAAAGCCTTTGTATGTGATGTAGGTTACACTAAAGTAGGTAAACCTAAAACAAATAAGAAGTGGAATACTTTCCTTAAAGAAGAGGATGGAGTATGGTATAGGAAAGTGAATATAACTACTAGTAGTATGAAGAGTGATATTGTATTAGAGTACTTCAAAGCTGGTAGTAGACAGTCTATAGTCAATTTCTTCAATAAGAAGTATGGATATACCTTTAATGTATTGTCAGATACAGGAAACCCTGTATTAAATGAAGATGTATTAGGAGGTATATCTCTAGTAGAAGCTCCATTACTAAAGACTAGATTTAAAAACTCTAAAGACTTAAGTATGTTACAGGGATTAAAGAACAATATGATTGAAGATAGAGTATATGGTAATATCAATGTACTTGGAGCTACTAGTACAGGTAGAAGTAGTGCTTCTGGAGGTATTACAGTAGGATTCAATCTACAACAACAGTCTTCAGCTGAAGAGTATCGTAGGATGTTTACAGCAACTAAAGGTAGAGTATTCATTACAGCAGATTTAAGTAGTGCAGAACTCATGTTACAGGGTATAGTAATGAGACCATTTGATAATGGTAAATTCATTGATATATTGGTAAAAGGAGACAAGAAACATAATACTGATTTGCATAGTATAAATGCTACAAATACAGGAGTTAGTAGACAAGATGCTAAGGTACTATGGTATGCATCTAGTTATGGTGCTAGTGGGTTGCTAGTAGCTCATAATATCAATCCTAGTGATGATGTACTTGAAGAATGTACTGTAGAAGAATTTGATAGAGAGTCTATTAGATTACATAATAAAGCTACTACTATAGGAGATAGACAGTATATCCCATTGAAGAAAGGTATTAACATACCATTAACATCAAAGGTAGTAAAACTAAGTATATGGGGTACTAAGCTAAAGAACACATTGAGTAATTCATTAGACGGTTATAGTGAGCTTCTAAAGGCACTAGGAGAGGAAGTAAAGTCTACAGGTGGTATTACATCACTTGATGGTAGATTCATTACTGTAGACTCATCTCACAAAGCTATGAACTACAAACTACAATCTGGCAATGCAGTATTAACTAAGTTATGGAAATTCTTCTCCTATACTTATATGATGAAGAAACATCCAATAATAGAGACATGGTTACCTTTAGCAGTAGTTCATGATGAAGTCAATATAGAGTGTGATAAAGATGTAGTAGATGATATGGTAGAGTCTCTACGTATAGGTCTACTTAAAGCAAATAAGTATCTCAAACTACCTGTAAATATAGAATGTGATATAGGTGTAGGTAACATAAAGAACAACACATGGTCTATGCATTAAATAATAGGGTATTTAAGACGTTTAAATGTCTTTACCCTATAACTACTATTGGTTAGCATCCCTAAAGGGCTTTAAGAGTCTTTTATGGAGGTTATTCATTTATTGATTGATATTAAGACGTATCAATTAAAAACCTTACAATCAAGTCTTGAAAGATAAAACAATGACATTACAAACAATCAGTGACATCCTAGGAAAAGATTATAATCTCAATAGAATAACTATAGCTAACTCTATGAATAGAGACAACTTTGGGATTATTAGAAAGATAGAGACAGATAAAGAGATTATTAGTTTTGAAGACTTATATGACTTACATTATGGTAGAAGACCTCAAGAATTAAGAGGATACCCTATATCTACGTGTATTAAGTTAGAAGAGAATCTTGCTATTAGTAATAAGGATTTGAATGTGATTCTATTCAATGCAGGAATATTATATAAGGCAGAGTATATTGATAATCATACAACTAAGTTTAACTACTATAAGTTAACATACAAAGGTAGTGAATATGGATATAACTTGAAATCAGGAGATAGAACTCATCCTAGATACTACAGAGAGAAGTTCAAAGACTTACTAGAAGACTTAAGAGAGAGTGGATACTTAAAGTAGTTATATTAGAGGATACTTTAGTAGGTATCCTACTATATGTCTACAAGGCATAAATCAAATAAAGGAAAAGATAATGACAGAGAAGATGGGAAAGAATATAAGTATCATTGAGAGTAATAGAGAACAACTCTGCAATGTGTTAGTAGTAGCAACTGTAGAAGCGTACAGAAGTACAGCAAATGAAGATGGTAAATCTTACGACTTTGAGTATATTGTACAGTCAGCTATAGAATCAAGCAATGTAACAAAGAAACTCTTATTAGAGAGTGATTTAATGGTATTAACAGATAACAAAGAGTTATTCCATATCAGTAATGATTGGATGAGTATATATCATTATCTACCTAGTGATACCCTTGTAGTAAGACCTACAGGTGTAGTGGAAGAGATGTTATATAGATTAAGAGGTAAAAGACATGGGTAGTTGGACGTATAAGGGTAACAAGATATATACATTACACTCGAATGTATTTGGGTTTGTGTATAAAATAAATTATACTGATGGTAGTTTTTACATTGGGAAGAAACAAGTAGTAAGTACTAAAACTCTACCATTACAGAAAGATGGTAGTAGAAGACCATTTAGTACGTTAATAACTAAGAGAGTGAATCTGACTAAAGAAGAGCTAGAGGCTAGGATACCTAGTGATAAGAGAGTATCTAAATTAGTAGATTTTGAACAAGTAAGGTCTATTAGCAATTGGAAGACATATACAGGTAGTAGTAAAGATACTGCTAACTTGACTATAGATTCAAAGGAGATGTTGTATCTGGTTACTAATAATAGGACATTGACATACTTAGAACACTATGTATTGTTTAAGCATAATGCACCATGTAATAGGCAGTGTGTTAATCAGAATATAGGTGGTAAGTTTTTTGATAATGCATTAGATGGATTGATAAGAGATTAAAGGAAATGAATTGAAAGATGTGGAATGGAGTAGTAAAGCATATGGTTCAATAGACCATAAGCTGTTAGAAGACCTATTTAATGGTCTTAAGTATAAAGAGTTGAAGTATCCAAGTATCGTACAAGATGCTATAGATATTTTAGATAGTAGTGTACCTTTTAGGATGAAGTTATTTATAGCTATCAATGAAACAGCATTATTAGTAAGTAATTTAAATAAGCCTATTAGACTGAATTCTAAGACATTGGTAACAACTAATGTACAGAACATTATGTTTGCTCCAAGTGGAGCTAGTAAGGATAGTACAATAAATAAGATTCGTAGTAACTTCACTGAAGCATATAATATTATCTTGAAGAGGATGATAGAGATAGGTATAGTGAAAGCTAAGGAGAAATGTGTACAAGAGAGAGGAAATGATAAGGATTGGAAAGAGTTCTATAAAGGCAATACTAGGACACTGTTTCCTGCTATATCTACCGATGAAGGTATGATGAACCAAATGGCTATACTAAATGGTATAGGTACAGGAGCATACAATATGGTAGGTATTAGTGAGTTAGGTAGTGAGTTGAAAGCTAATCCATCACTAATGACTAATTTAAAGGTAATGGCTATGGGATATGATTTAGGTAATGTAGCATCTAAGATAGTTAAGACGGATGAGCTACAGACTAACGATATTAAGGGTTTGAATATGAATCTCTTGATGTTTAGTAGTATGCATACTTTGTTGCAAGATAGAGTTGTAAAGAGTAGATTTGTAGATTATATGACTATCCAAGGAGCTAGAAGAACAATGATATGTGTAAACAATACATTAGAACAGATAACTGTTCATGGTAACTTACTAGACATTGTTAATACTTCTGCTAAAGATGATAGTAGGTTTGAGAGTAGTGGAGAGAATCTACGAAAGAAGTCTATAAAGATAATCAAAGCACTATCTATTGATAGTACTGCAGTAAATTTACCAATAGCTACAGGGAATTTAGAGAACCTAGAAAACATTAATGCTAGAGAATTGTATTCTTTGTATAAGGTATTCAATGAGTATCGTTCGAATAACGTACCAAATAAATTCAAGATGTATGCTATTAGTACTAAGCATCTACATTGGAAAGCACTTAAGTTAGCAGGTATATTTGCTATGTTAGAGGGTGTAATGGTAATTGAAACTAAGCATATGTTACAAGCAATATCTATAGTAGAGTATTTCAATGAAGATTTAATTGAGTTTCAAGTAGAGATTGATAAAGAGATATATGAGCTTATTGCAGACTATTGTGATGAGATGGCTATAGATGGTAGTTTAAAGGTTACTAAACACACTCTGATTAAGAATGGATTCATTGCTAACAATACTAGTGAGGTAAAACTTAAAGAGTTAATTGATTTGATGAATCTAAGTTATGAGAATGGTGTATTTACGTATGTAAGAGGCAATATAAGCTACAAACGTATCAAAGCTAAGGAAGAGGTTACAGTAGTTACATCTACTGAAATAACACCTATTCCTGTTGATACACAGCCTATTAAATCTTCTCCTAAAATCGTAGAAAATAAGGTAGAAAAGGATGAGAATCTGGTATTATTTTCATTGAAACAGTATAAGGATTCAAATGGTAATCCTTGTACGTTTGAGAGTAATAAAGCTTCAAAGGAACATAGAAATAAAGCAGAGCCTATTAATTGGAGAAATGGAAAGAGTTCGTTTAGTTCTATTATCAAGTTAATGGGTAGCAATACTATATCATTTTCACCTTATAGATTTGGTGATGGTATGTTTAAAGAGGCTAAGGTAAGTGGTTATAGGTCATTAGAGAGTATTATAGACCCTAGTAATATGATAGTATTAGATGTGGATAAAACAGTAGTTAGCATGGATGATATGCATGAATTACTACAACAGTATCAACACATTATAGGTACTACTAGTGACCCAGAGAATTACTACAAGTATAGAGTAGTATTGAGACTAGACAGAGAGGTAGAATTAGCTCCTAGAGAATGGAGAGTATTCTATAAATCTATAGCTGATATGTTAGGTATAGAAGTAGATACAATAATTAATAAAGCTTCTATGTTCCATGGATACGATGGATGTAGAATACTTGAGAATACGACAGGAGAATTGATTTCAACTAAGAAGCACATAGTCAATGCTCATATGGTAGAAAGTCTTCCAGAGATAGTTCCTGTTACAACAGAGAAACAGTTTCAACGTAGTTGGGATGAAAGATTTGATACGTTTGAGTATGCATATGATTGTAATAGACATAGAAGTATAGTACTCTATGGAGCTATGAGAACAGCTTGTAAGATGGGTTGGAAGTATGAAGCAGTTAAGGAATTGATGGTTGAGATAAACGAAACCATTGAAAGACCTTTAGAAGAGAAGAGGTTCAATAGAACCATAATAGGACAGATTAAAAAGTTCCTAATCAAGAAAGGATAGATAGATGATTAAATATACAGTGGTAGATATACCTAGTGGGGATGTAAGACTAAGTCCTAGTGGACTTGGTGTATTCTTTAGGAATCCAAGAGAATGGATAGACAACTTAGAGGGAATGAATACCTTTAAAGGTAATAAGTATTCAGAGTTAGGTACTTGTGTTCATTACCTCTTTGAGGGTATTCAGAATGGAACATCAGAGGTATGCTATTGGGATGAAGTAGAAACACATCTTCAAAGCAGTGTAGATAACGAAATCATACAAGAGATTGAAATGAGAGAAATATTAGGTTTATTAAGAAAATCATACTCTTCTCTTGTAGATTGGAGAAAGAATAGAGATGAATCAGTAGTATTGATTTCAGAACCTACAGTTAAAGCTAAACTACCAATAGGTATTGTAGGCTCTGAAGATGTAGGCTATTGGGTAGCAGGTAGTATTGATGCTATAGTAGAAGATGAGTTTGGTAGTCTTGGTATTAGAGATTACAAGGTTACAGGTAGAAAGATGAGTAGTATTGAGAAATATAAGATGCAATTGTTAGCTTATGCTATTGCATGGAATAGTACCAATATTAACAAAGTAAAGTTCATTGAGATAGTAAATATCAACATAACCAAAACTAAAGGAGTACAGATAAGTATTATTAAAGAGGAAATAGAACAAGAAGCATTAGATGCTATGTATGATGTATTTAAAATGATATGTGTCAAACATAGAATCTACGTAAAGAATCCAAGATTAAGACCATACCTATATACAGTAGGTGTTGACTATTCAGGTAATTTTAAATTAGGAGAGAGTAATGAGTAAAGGTATTAAACTGTTAATCACAGGAGTAGCTAGTAGTGGAAAGAGTAGTACATTACGTAGTTTAAAAGATGCTTATGTTATCTATGCAGATACTAAGAAAGCATTCCCATTCCCTATGATACATACTAATGTGTATACATATAGAGAGTTTACGAGAAGAAAGAAAATAGAGGGTAAGTTTGTTACGGTTAATGAACTACCAGAAAAGGCTATTGAGTATAGTGGTATGGATGAATTCTTGAAAGCTATTACAGCTAAATTAGCCCTATACAAAAAGGCTAAAGGAGAGTTACCGAAAACAATAGCATTTGATGCTATAACCAATATCTATAAGATGGTATCAGATTATGTTACTAGTACTACTAAAAATGTATATGGTAGTCATAGTGCAGATACAGCTAGAGATACCGATAAACTACTATCATGGATTGAAAGAGAACTGATTGGTAGAGGTATCAATGTAGTGTTATTAGCTCATGTAGTCATCAATAGAGAGACTGAAGTTCCACAGATAGCAACTAGTGGTAGTAAGATGTTTGAGAATACAGGAGGATTCTTAGGAAGTGTTAATTATGCTTCTTATGTATATACCGATAAGGATGGTACTAGAATGGTATCGAATAATGATGCTCAATATGCATCAGTTAGTAGAAGTCTATTACAGTCTGTAGTAGAGACAGAGACCTTAGAAGAGTTCAATCTTCAAGAGATGTTGAATAGGATTGCTCAAGAATCTTTAGATGTATCATCTTTAGAATTCTAAACAATCATGGTAGATGAAACCTCTACCACCCACAGAGAGACTAAACAAGCAACCATAAATATAAAAGACCAGAACATAAAAGGATTTAAAATGGCATTTACAACAGTAGTATATAAAGCAGGGACAGTAGAAGACACAAAAGTACAATATAACTATATCACACAAACAGGTGTATTCGAAGTAAAGGTAGACAAGATTTACGGTACAGAACATAAAAACGAAATGACAGGAACATTGACTCAATTTATTACATTTGAATTAGTAGTAAATAACGAAGACAAGATAGTAGCTAAGGAGATGTATACATATACAGCTAAAGAAAATGACAAAGCTACAGGAGTTAAGAAAGGTGATTTGGTTAATACTAAAGGATACAATTTGGTATCAGCATTGATTGGTATGCAGAGTGGAAAGAATTCTGCAGTAGCTAAGTGGACACCATGTGTAGTAAAAGAATTTGGCAAAGACATTAATGCTATGGAATTAAAAGCATTGAGTGGTAAGACATTTAAAGTTAAGAATCAAGTCCTACGTTCAATCTACATTAATAGAGACGGTATAGAGGTAGCTAAAGAAGACAACTCAATTGCTAGAGTATTTGCTAGTACAGGACACTCATTAGCAGAGTATGAAGAAGCTTTAGAAGCAGTAGAGACTAGAAGTATTAGTATTGCTGAAGCATTAGGTACAGTAGAAGCTAAGGCTATTGAGACTGAAGCTAAGAGAAGTAAACCTAGATACCAAAAGTGTACAGCAGATGAATGGAATGATATTAAAGCAATGTCAACAGCATCAGCAACAGCTCCATCAGGTAAAGAAGAAGAGGATGAAGAAGAAGAAGAAATGATTAATATTCCAACTACTAACAGTACATCTAAGGATAATTCTAATACCCTAGATGATATTGATTTAGACGATATTGAATTGTAAGGAAATACTATGACTCAAGCAAAGAGAAATAACTTAATTAATAAACTAGGTAAAGATATAACAAGAGAAGAGAAGCTAGTATTTCTAGCTATCAGTTCACTTATTGGTGATAAGGATGAAGTAGATATTGATTGGGATGACCTATCAGAGATTACAGGGATATTCAACTATGTACTCATTGAAGAGATGCTAGATACTATGTATGATATGGAAGTAATATCATACTTAGATTATGAAGAGGGAGTAATGGGATGATAAAATTAATACTATCAATGTTCATTATGTTGATAGTATTAGGAGTACTCCTAATAGTAGTTAAGCTATTTGAGAATCTACTAATTATGTTAGTAGTTTTATTAATAGTAGTAATATTAGTACTTCTGATGATAGCATCAAATATGTTTAAGCATAAAGAACAACGAATAGAAGATATAAAATTTTAAAGGAAAAAAGATGAGTATTAAATTGTTTAAAGAACAACTAGGGTTTAGTGAAGCTAAGGCTCTCATAGAAGAGAATAAACTAAACCTAATCACTTTAAGTAGTGAGGAGGGAATGAGTGTAGTAGTAGGATTACTAACGACATATGGAGTAGAAGATGGATGGATACTACTTCATGAATCATTTACAGGTGATGATGATATATACACTACAGTATACTCAATTGGTACAGATGAGGTAGTAAAGGTATTAGTATTACCTGATAGTAAGTTCTACTTACCCTATGTAGAAGTACCTATAACTATTCCTATATGTGAATGTGGAGATACAGAAGTTGGATATGAGATTACTATAGAGTTCAGTGATAGTAGTATGTTGATTAGTAAGGCAGTATGTAGAAGCTGTAGCAATGTCTATGGTTTAAAGTATATATTAACAGAGGTAGTAAGACTACCGAAAGATGAGGAATAAGAGATGGATTTAAATAAAGCACTAGGGAAGTTTGAAAGAGCATTACAATTGAGTAGTGAACAGATTGTACTTCACTTTGAACATGGTAGAGCATTACAACATGGAGATACTATAGTAGTAGTAGAGTTCTGTGAAGAAACTCCTTATAAACAATTGAGACAGAATCCACTAATACTAGTAGCTAATTGGGAAGAAAATAAGATAGTAGCTAGAGGAATCATGTATTGGCTTAAACTCACTCTTGCTTCATTACGAAGTGATATAGATGGAGAGTTGATAAGATTAGTTAATGAGATTGATTTCAGTAAACCACTGAAAATATTAAAGGATAAGAGATGAATGTAAAATTATTATATGTAACACCAGAATTAATGAATCCTACCTATACACTTGAAGTAAATGGGATTACTACAAAAACACTTATGAGTTTGAGTAGACATCATACAATACAGTTAACTGTTCAAAGTAGTAGGTATACCATGAAAAAGAACTTTAGAAGTACTACCAATAAAGCAGACTTAGTAACACTATCAACTGATATTGCTGTTAGAGAATTACAATTAAAACAGATTAATGAGATTGCTGTACTGATTAGTAAGAATCCTGATATTACACAAGATGAGTTGAACTTACTCTTACCTCAAGGATACAAATATAACCTTGTAATGACATTAAACAAAGAAGCTCTAAGTCATTTCTATTCATTGAGAAATTTAGATTCTCAAGCTCATAGAGACATGAAAGAGTTAGCAGAAAGGGTTAGAAAAGCTGTTGACTACACACTTGTATTAACAGCTACTACCAACTTTACTCCACTATCAGTAGTAGCTAGAGCTATAAGCAAATGCTACAGTATTGAACATAGATTAGATGATGGAGGAGAGAAAGACAAAGCCTTGGTAAAGAGAGTAGCAGGAACATACAAACATATGTCTGTACTAAGACATTGTACAGTAATACTACCTGATGGTAGTGGTAAGTATTCCTATTATACAGAGACTAAGTCTGGTGAAAGAAGAACTGTATTTAATCTCCAAGAGCTACTAGAGATGTGTAAAGATTCTCCTAACATGATTACAAGAGTATTACCAAAAGAGTATAGTTTTCTACTACAGTAATACAAACATATACCTAGATGATTTCGATTGATTCTAGGTACTATTCTATGCATTTAAACACTATACATGGATTGATTACTATTTAATATATGTTAGATAGTAATGAGTCTATTAAGGATTCTAAATAAAATAATAAAGGACAAACAATGAGTAATGAGAAATATACTGTCTCAAAACTAAAAGACGGTGATTACATTGCTATCAATAGACGTGTAAAGATTACAGGATTAATACAACAACTATTGATAGTAAAAAGATTTAAACTAGCAGATGATGAGGTTACGTTCATCTTTAAAGATGAACAGGAGTTGATACTGTTAGATGTTAACTTTCCAAAGTGTCTAGTAGGTAAAGCATTCAAAGTAGATATAAGCTATTCTGAAATAGGTAAGATAACTTCACTTAAAGAGCTTAACCCTAGAGGTAACCTCTTAGCTAACTGTAATGAATTCTTTCAGACAGTCTACCTAACTGATACTTCAATTGATATAGGAGACTTATTCTATGCATAGTTTTAATAGTGAACAAGAAGAGAGATTCAAAGTAGTTAAAGAAACCTTAACTGCAAAGAATGATGAGCTAAGAGTAGTTATTAAAGAATATGAAGAACTACAAGTTGCTTACTTACAATCAAGACTCACATTAGAGATAGGTGATATTGCTTCTATTAATGGTGTCGAGTATATCTATGGTGGATACTATCTTTCAAATAGTAGATACCATGCACTTAGTATGACACCAAGAATACCATCAATGATACTCTATAAGATTAAGAGTAATAAAGAGAGATATAAGAACTTCTTTGTAACTACACAATATCAAAGTGGTTTCATTAATATGAAGTACAGTATACAAGATTAGCTGTTTAAACAAACAGAATACACCCTTAAAGACTTTAAATAGTTTAACCAATATAAATATACCAATTAAAGGAAAAAGACAATGACAATAGAAGAATTAGAAGAAGAAAGACGTATATTAAGTGAAGAGGTACATGGAGTACTTGAGAATGTAAAGACATATGAGAAATTGTGGATTGAGTATAAGATGTCTCAATTAAGTATCAAGATAGGAGATACTATCATGGTGAGTGGTAAAGAGTATATCTTTGGTGGTTATCACTTACCAAATGAACAAGCTTACTTCCGTAGTATTGAGATAAGAAAACCTGTTATTATCCTTTATAACTTTAAAAAAGATGGTTCAGCATACAAACACTTTATCATCTCAAGAAACACAGAAGAGATAGAAAAGAATTACAAAATAGAGGAGATTATCTAAATCCTCTCTATACCTACTAGGTTAGTAGTATGTACTATCTAGTAGTATCATCCTCCAATGAATGATGGATAAGTATTACCCAAAGTAAATGCACTTGATGGATTTGATAATATTGCATTTTTCATATCCCTATTAAGAAGATTCTCTTCTTGGAAGTTCTCAAAATCAAACCCTGTTAAAGCTTCAAATGATGCTATAGCCATTACAGTAGCAGGTTTCTTCATAAGTAAATTGAAGATACTTCTCTGTACTCTCATAAGGAACATAGGGAACATAATAATACCTAAGTCACTTATTAGCTTCATCTCTTTAGTTTGTGGTACTCTATAGTCTACGAATGCAGTATGAGTTTCTATCTCTGCTTCTCTAGGTTTAATACCCTTATCTATTAAATGCATATAGTATACAGCTCTAGGAATAGAATCTCCTATAGTTACAAATCCAGCTCCTGCTTTAGTTATTATAGAAGTAGGACTACCTATAATCTGATTGATAAATGCTTTACCATCTTTCTCTGAACTAATCCTATTCATATCCTCTGATAACCTATGAAGTCCTTGGCTTAATGTAGTAGTACCTAATTTATCAGATAACTGTTTAAACTTGTCTAGCATAACTTCTGCAGGTATATTAAGTACAGTAGCTTTATCCATAAGCTTAATGAACAGTGTTCTATCTCCTTTACTAGTAGTACTAACGCTCTCTATAATACTATCAATACTCTTTTGTAGATTTGATGTATTCTCTCTACTATCTGCAACAACTTCACTACTTAGTGAATGTATCATTCCTCTCTTATATATAAACCCAAACCTATGATTTTCTACTCTATTACCTTTTATACCTTTCAATCTGTCAATAATATCTAAGTCATACTCTTTTTGTAGTTCTCCAATACCTTTCATTGCTTCAGCACTGTATTTAACTACTTTAAGTATAGGTACTCCTGAATTAATCAAGTAGTTATAGCTACTTAGTAAGTCCATAATTAACTTAGGTGGATTTTGAGTAACTAACCTAATCTTCAACATCTGTACAGCTTGTTTGTATATCTTCAAAGTCTTCTTATATCCTAATCCTGCATTAGCAGTAATATCTATCTGCTTCTCTCCTACTACCCAATGCTTTATATCGTTTCTCACATACTGAACATTTCCCATACCATACAACTCATTGAATGCTGAATCTGTCTTCTGATACTTATCCTTAATCTCTTTTGGTAGTTTATCAAATACCATTCCTCTCTTTAGTTCTAAGAACCAAGGATGTTCTCCTGTAATAGTCTGTTTAACTACTCTAGCTATATTATTAGGGTTACCAATAATACCTGTAGTAGCTTTAGCTGTTAGATGATTACGTATAGCTTCTGTATCATCTATAAATACAGCATCTGCTACACTAGTACTAAAGCTATCTACTACATCTACTTTATTATCTAAGGTATCTTTCTCTTCATTGGTAAGCTTCAATAGTGGAGTACTTCCTTTTGTTGAATATAGAATATTATCTTTAGTAGTTCTACTTAATGAAGCTAGTTCACTTGATAATTCAATACCATCAAGCATAGTAGGAGTCATAGTTAATCCTGTAGTCATCTCACCTGTAGATTCTCTATAGAATACTCCTAGAGTATTTTTAGTAGGTTCTCTTAGTACATTATATCCTTGCTGTTCCATTGAGTGATATTCCCAATCTTTTAATGTAACTGCTCTAAATTGGTAATTACTCTTTAGTAGTCTCTTTGGTCTTAATAGGTCTAAACTTGTATGTCTTCTATAAGTACCCTCTTTAAAAGTCTTTCTTATCATCTCATCTTTAACTTGACTATATGTAATAATCTTACTAGCAAGTACATTATCAATTGCATTTACTTCTAGGGATTTCTCATTGAATATACTACCTAATTCATTAGCAACAGTCTCAATACCACCTATCTCAATTGCATTCATAAGAGTCTGAAACTCTTTAGTAACCTTATTTGTAATCAAGTAATCCTTGATTATTTTTACAGTAGCTAAATCAACTTTACCTTTATTATCTTTAAATTTAGCAAATCCTGCATATTGCATAATAAACTCTTCCATAACTACTCTATGTTCTTTCGTTAATCCATCTAAGCTTATATCTTTAGCTATCTCTGCTTTTACCTTATTTTTGTTTCTAGTAGCAGTACCAAACACATCATGTAATGCTACTTTAGCTTCTTCATATTTAAAGTTATCCCACTTATTACTATGTATTAAAGACTGTAGTATAGGATAGTTATCATATAGATTACTTATCCTATTAGATACATCAGTATAGAACTCTGACCTACTACCTAATATACTATGTAGTATAGATAGCTTATCTTTCACACCATGCTGTCTATTATAGGCTAGTTGTAGTATATCCTTTAGGTAGGTATTGGTGTAGTCTACAAACGTGTTTACAGGAGCTGTTATATCAAGTATATTTCTACCTGTATATACTTCTTTATCCTCATCTAATAATGTAGAAGTACCTAAACGTATTCTAGTAGGTCTAGGTACTACAGGTATACTACTTTGATTCTCTAAATCATATAAACCATCTACATCAGTATTACTCTTATTAGTAGTAGTACTTTCTTCTTCAGTAGTATCAATATCTTCCTCTTCTTCTTTAGTAGTATTTTCCTCTTCCTTAATAGTAGGAGTACTCTTTACATCCTTAGTACTCTTAACTTTCTCTGTAGTATTACTTTCCTTAACTGTACTTTCACTACTGTCAAAAGGAGTAGTAGTATCAACAGTAGTAGGAGTAGTATCCTCTACAACCTCTTTACTCTTTTTAGTAGGAGTATTAGGTTTCTTACCATCGTAATCTGTTAACTTCTTGTATCCAAATAGTTTACGTTCTCCTACCTTTACCTTACTTAACTCTTCTTTCTTTCTTACTATAGCTTCATCATTAGATTTCTTCTTATCAGTATAGAATTCTTGTATGTCTGTATTAGTTCGTTTACCCTCTACCTTGAGTGTGAATAATAAACTATCCATTGCATCATACTCTTTAGATATTCTCACTTGTTCTATCTCATAATTCTCTGTATATACTGCATTAGTATTTGCATCATTAGCAATAGCATCATGTATAGGCATACCCATATTAGTATGTCCTACTGTTTTAGCAGTTCTTATACCTGCATAGGTTAGCACTGCGTTATCTATAGCGTGTTGTATGATTACATATAGAGATGGTTCATTGTGTTTATCCTGCTTAGTTACAGCAGTACCTTTATATGCTCCATTATCTATCTCATACATTACTTCCTTACTCTTGGATAGAGACATACCATACTTATCTAGTACTTCTGCATCACTCATCTTCTCACTCTCATGTAGAGTAATCATAGCAGATTCTTCAAACTCTATATTATTGTCTAGTATCTTCTTCTCTAGTCTTCTCTTATTCTCTCTCTCTTTAATCTCGTTAAGATGCATATATACATGAGGAGTTAGTATCTTTATATCCTTAGTACCTGTAGAGATTATCTTATCGTATACAGATTTTAAATCAGCCTTATATTGAGCTATGTATGGTATTACCAATTCTTTCTGAATAGCATCATACATATAGTTAGCAACTCCTTTCTTACTACTATAGTATTGTGTAAATGCTTGTTTTACATTTATACCCTCTGTATGATTCATAACCTTATCTACTATGTAATCTCTTAGTATTTCAGGATTACCCTTATAGCGTTCTTTAATGCCTATTAGAACGTTCTCTAATGCTTCCCTAATGTCTGTATTACCTGTACGTTCTAAAGCTTGTCCTAGGGCATTACTAAGTGCTTTAGAGACATACTGTAGTTTCTTTATATCATCCTTACTCATCTTAGTTGATGAATCATTAAACTGTAGTACTAAGTCATTTGCTTTACCTTTAGACCTATCAAACATAGGTAATTCGTATATTCCATTAACAATCTTCTTAGATATATTATCTACTGCACTACTTCTATGTTGTGAGTAAGCTCCTGCAGTCATTGTAGGTGATTTAGATAAGTCCCTTACTCCTAGTATATCCGCATCAATTAAGTTCGCTAATTGAGCTTCTCCATCTTCGAATTGTTGGTTAAACTCATTCTTAGCTAATCCCTCCATCATGCTACCTAATACATGATATACATCATCTAGTTCTTTAACTTTATGAGTAGTACCTATTATTCCTAGTCTTTGGAATAATGAAGTTACGTTATCTCCATACTTACCTATCTGTTGCATTAGCATCAATGTAATACCACTTGTTACAGCATCTGGTTTAGTCATGTAGTTAGTATTGTATTTACCATCATGTTGGTTTCTTAGGTCATATACTGCTTGTAGTTCATTCATATATGACCATATAGACTTACTCTTCCATAGCATAGTATTCTCTTTGTATTTACTATTAGCATTAGAATCCTTAATTAGCATCTTCATGAAGTCTAGTTGTTCCATCCTACCCATGTACTCTAATTGCTTAGTTAGAGTTTCATCATGCATTATGTAAGATAAGTCTTTACCTACTGCATCTACTAAAGCTTCTTTGAAGTGTTTATCTCCTTTACTACCTACTACTACATTTACTGTACCTGTAGTTACTATATGTCTACTGAAGAAGTTATCAGTTTGATAATTAAGTACTGACTGTATTGTATGTAGTCGAGAGTTCTTAGTAAACTTGAAGTTACCATAGACTTCTTTAACTTGATTATTCTCATCTACATACTCATTCATTAAGGATAAGAAATCAAGTAATGGATATGTCTTTGAGATAGTTTTACCTTTATTACTCTCTTGGTATCCTTGAGACATCTTATCAATATTGGATTTACCAAATAACTTATGTACTAGTCCATTACTACCTATACTATCCATTATTTGGTCTGAAGTCATTCCTGCTTTTCTTCCATTGTCCATAAGACTCTTCATAGATAGTAGTACAGGNAAGAATGTAGGNTTAACACTAAAAGGTGTTTGTTGGAAGTGATTCAATGCAGTATTGAATGTCTTCTCTACTTTTAAATCATCTCTATTTCTTATCCTAGCATCTTCTCTATTGTTGTTAGTAGTTTCTACTACTGATGGTATTGTTAGTCTATTTGCATACTTAGCTATATCTACTGAATTAGCTAATGCTGATTTACTATATACATCTCTCTCCTTTAGGGATACATGAGACATCATTATGTCTTTTAATGCTTTGATATGTCTCATAGGTACTTTACCCTCTATGGGATTGAATCTAATTACATCTCCTTGTAGTATACTATCTACTCTATCTCCTTTCTTATCTACTGCCATATTACTACTGTAGTTACCCTCACCTATTGAGATAATACCTGTAGTTGCTAGATTATCTAAAGCTACTCTACCAATATGCATATAGATAGATTCTACCTTATCAGCATCCATAGCTGTAGTAGTATTGATTCTAAGGTTATGGGATACTGCTATCTTTCTACCTAAGGATGATACTACTCTATCTACAGGGATGTTTGGTATACCTGTATTAGCATCAATCAATAGTTCTGTATCATTTGCATTGTAGTGGTTATTCTCTACAATATTAGCCTGTGAAGCAATATTAGATACTATCTCATGTAAAGCATGGATAGAGTTTAATTGTTCATCTACGGTCAAGCTAGATGTATTAAATAGGCTATTAGTAGAATCCACATTGATTACATTCTTTATTCTGTTTATGATATAAGACTTCTCATATACTTCATTAGTAGCTTCTATAAGCTTACTGATTGTAGCTTCTTTACTAGCAGTACTTGTATTAGGTTTTAATCCTAATAGAGTATGTACCTCATCCAATGATAATGAATCAGTGTTGTAACGTAGTACTTGTCCACCTTTTAATTCTAATTTACTTTTTACTTTAATACTCTCTAAGATGCTTCTAAACTGTTCTGCATCTAATATACAATCTTTTGCCATATTCTTACTCCTTTAACATAATAGGTCTGCTAGACCTAGCTTCTTAGCTATACTCTTAATCTCTTCATCTGTTAGTAGTTCTTCAGTAGTATTGGTAGTAAATTCAAATACACCATCTACATCTAAACTATCTAACTTCTGTTGTTGTTCTACCTCTATAGGTGCATCTATGTTAGTAGAAGCACTATTGATATACTCTTCATTACTTGTTAATACCATCTTCTCTAATAGAGCTTCTGCTTTACCTAGATTAGTAGTATGTCCATTATCTATAACGTGTCTTAGGAAGTCTCTAACAGTAGCTGTAGTATTAGTATCAAGCTTACTACCAATACTTAACATACTGTCTATGAATGTATCTATACCTTTTATAGTAGTATCCATATCTGGATATGCTTTATCTAGCATACCTCTGTTTACTGCATCTATATAGTTTACTAATGACTCTTCATTTATCTTACTAGTAGCTTCAATATTACCTTGAGTATCACTACCTCTTAGTTTGATACCAAAGTCTTTCTCAATCCTACTTCTATTGTTCTTTATCCTAGTTATGTACTCTATGTTTGTTTTGTTCAGTTGATACTGTTCAGTACTAATATTACTAGGGTCTATATTAGCATCTATTAGTTCCATTAGCTTCATATCTAAATCTTTAGTATTCATGTTAGATAGAGTACTAGGTAATGTGCTTTTATTAGTATCACTGTTTAGTATTAAGTCCATAGCTTTAGTCTGTTTAAGACCTCTTTCTAGTAAGCTATTAGCTACTCTAGCTTGTGTTGCTAGACTAGATGTGAACTTATTAGTATCATGAGTAATAGCCATATCATTATTACTTACGTTTGCATACGTTAGATATGATGCAACATTCCTTGTATCACCATCTACTGTAGCTCCTATAATCTGCATAGCATTATTGTAGAACGCTCTCTTAGATTCATTATCCTCTACTTTGTATGTTTCTGATAATCCATTAATCTGTTCTACAAATATCTCTTTATCATGTATATTAGAGAATAGAGGTGTTATTTCATCTATTTCTTCTTGAATGTTGTAATTACCCTCTTTTAGCTTAGCTATAATACCTTTGACCATTACATCAGACAATTTACCATAGATATTGTCCTTTAGATTAATGAACTCTTCTTCATCGATATTTTCTATATACTCTTGATTTAGTCTATTGTATGCACTAGATACAGATGCTCTACCTAAATCAGTAGTTAAATTACCGTAGTCTACATTACCCTCTTCATCCATATTGTCTCTAACATCTTGCATAGCACGAGAGTTATTGTTTAGGTTGTTTGTAAGTACTTCTTTGAGTTGTTCATTGTCTACTCTTAACCCTGTTACTTCTTCTTCTGTCATAGACTCTCTTAGTTCAGAGTTATAAGGTTTAGCTAGTTTCTCCATTAGGAATTCAGTTCCTAGATAAGTACCTCTAGCTACGTGTGGTAAACTACCCATTTGTAATCCCATACCTGTACCCATGAATCCTGCAGTAACTACTTTCTTCATGTTCTCTTCTCTAAAGATACTACTATACTTAGGATACTTATCAGTACCATACTCATGAGTAAGTACTTCTGCTGTCTCTTGTATAATCTCTTGACTTCCCTCAATAGCACCTTTAGCTACTATACCTCCTGCTACAGTTAATGCCTTAGTAGCAAAGCTAGATATACTAGATGGTTGTAATGTCTTAACTACATCTATATAGTCTTGTTTACCACCTACTATTCTTCTAAAGGCTACTTTATCTAAAGCTCCCATAGCTATATTGGTAACTAGTCCTGCTCCTACTTCTGCAAAGCTAACATCACCATTATCATTGTTTAAAGCTCTCTTCTCCATATCTGTATTCGTCTTAGCACTAGCCCATGCTAATAGTCCTGCATTGTTTAAAGAGATGTTCTTAACAGCATTTAGAGTCTTACTAGCAGTACTAGCTATCTCTACTGCTTTAGCACCTTTGGCTATCCAGCCTAAGCCTAAGCCTATCTCTGCTATATCTCCACTACTACTAGCCAATACTTCATTACCTGCTACTAACCCTGTTAGTAATGCTCCTGTATAATCTCCTGTCTTATATTGATGATATATTTCATCAGTATCAAACTGTAGATGTCTACCATCTAGTCCTACTAACTTATTAGCACCCTCACTAGTCTTTGCTTTATCAAAGAATTCATTATTACCTATAGTTACTGCATCAGCTATTAAATCTAATAACTCACTACCTACTCTTACTCCTGATGCTTGTACTCCTTTGAATACATCAGTAGTATAATCTACTACTCCTCTACCTTGTAGTTTAGAATCTCTTAATGCTCTAATAGCTTCATTGGTTTCACCTGTTATCTCATACTTATGTTGTTGAGCTTTACGATAGAGTTCTTGTCCTATAGCATCTAGCTTATTCGTAGGTACAGCTACACCCTCTGCTATTAGTTGATTTGATATACCTCTTACTTCAGTAACAGTTCTACCGTAATCATCAAATCCAGAAGCATTACCATGTAGCATACTAGAAGTAAGACTATTGGTATCTACTAATCGTTGTAAAGCTTCTTTACCTTTCTTACCCTCATTGAGCATAGTATTGAAGTCTACACCTAGATTACTAGCTATACTTCTAGCTCTCTCATTTAGAGTAGTCTCTGCAGTATCTATACCTGCTAGTCTAAACTTAGTATCAGTCTCACTATCATATACAGTATCCCCATCTATTACAGTAAGAGGAGTACCATTACTACGATTACCTATATCATTTAATATAGCTCTACCTTTAGCGATACTATTGTTATATACATCCTCTAGTGTTCTAGGCTTGTTCTCCTGCATGAATGCATCTACTTGCTTCTCTGTAGCATAAGCTTGTCTATCTGCTTCATTCATTAGAGTTTACCTCATCTAGTAGTGTATCTTTATCTATACCATACTTAGCAAAACTATCCTCTATAACCTTTTGTGTATATGGTGGTTTTATATTAAGCTTCAATAGCTTATTACTAACAGTTGCAGATACATTAGCTAATTGAATATCATCACTTCTGTCTATATTGAATACTTTAGATACAGCAACATTGAGTGCTATAGAGTTACTAGAAGCTATTCTATTGTTCTGTACTCTCTGTTCTTTACTCTTTGTTTTCTGTTCTTCATTCTTTAACTCAAGATTAGCAGTAGCTGTAATAGCATCTAATTCAGCTTTATTCTTTGCTAATGCTTTATCACTAAGTTTCTCATATTCAGTAAACAGTTTATTGAATGTCTTCTCATCATCTACTTTCATTAGTTCATCATACATCTTAGCAAGTTTCTCTTTATCAGTAGTAGGTTTATTTACCTTTGTGGTTGATAGCTCTTTACGATAGTCTACAGCTACCTTTTTAGCGTTGTTTACCTTATCTAAGGTATCAGCACCTATACTCTTCTGATTAGCTGTATAATCGCTATTTAACTGCTTTAAATACATACCATTCTCTTGTATCTTAGCTGTAAGTAGTTCTATCTCTTTAGGGTCTTTAGAATGAGCAATCTGTTTACCTATTGCAACATTCTCCTTAGTCTTAACAATACTATTAGCTTTATAGGTATTCTCTAGTTCTTTAAGACTATTAGCTTTATCACTATCTATAGTAGCAAGTTCCTTAGTTAAATTACCATCTACTATTTTAGAGATTGTCTTACTACTATACTTTGGAGTTATCGTAGTACCTACTGCTTGTTTAATCTCCATAACTTCAGTATTTGCATTTTCCTCTTCTTTGAGATTCTTAAGGTCTAATGCTCTACCCTCTAAAGCCATTTGTAGTTTAGTATTTGATAAGTCAGTATTTGCATCTCTATATTTTCTTTGACTATCAGTATCTAAACTTCTAAGTTGAGTATTGATAGCTCTATCTTCAATTTGACTACCTACATTAGCTTCATTTAAGCTCATACGTCTATTATTCATATCAATAGTATTAGCTCCAATAGCACTGTTAAGTTGATGGGTTTCTCTTCTCATATCTTGATTATCATCTAAGTAACCTACAGTCTTTTCAAGACTCTTAGCTCTTTGAATATTTAAATCAGTATTAGCTCTTAATCCCTCTAAGGTTATACTAGCTTTAGCAAATCTATCATGGTCGTAGTTATCAAACTTAGGTACTACATCCCCACTTACTATAGCTTCTAGCATCTTACCTGTATTCTCATCTCTCTCAAACTTGAACTTCTTTTGAGCTGTTAGTAATTTATCATCAAGATATATACTAGTAGGCTTAGCAATCTTCATGAGAGAGTTATTGAACTGTTCAGTTTCTGGAGCTAATGACCTAGTCTGTTGGAAGTGTGCATTATAGCTTACAGGTGATGCCATTGTAGTATCTCCTATAAGCTTCTAGCGTGGTATTTCTTCTTATACTCATCACTATTTTGCATAGCAGAAATCTCTTCATCAGACTTACCTGATGCTTTCATTCTTCCTCCCATGATTCTATCAACATCAAAGTCATATGCTTTCTTAGCATTAGTACTGTTAATAATGTTACTAGCTCTAGCTTGAGCATTATTGCGTTTAGCTTCACTAAGTGATTGCCAATTAGTATATGCACCAATAGCACTTAGTGCAGTGTTAACTACAGGCATAAATGCTCCTTTTTGTTCAATACCTGTATTCTTATCTACAGAACCAAACCAATTGAAGTCATCATCATCTCTCTTCTTGTATTTGTTAAATACATCATACTCACTCATCTTATATCCTTGTTAGTAAATTTACGTCTAAACTAGCTTCTATAGCTTTCTCTGTAAGCTCTATAGGGCTAGTAGACATAAGTATTCTAGCATAAAACTCATTAGGTGATTCAATTGGAGTGTACTTAGCTACTATGTCTACTATCAGACTACTATCAGATTCATTGAATCCTTGTTGGGTATTTAGCTCATTGATGTATTCCATATACTCTGTATACTGTTTATGCATATCTGCATTGTCTTCTAATATCTTAACCATATCAACGTCTACTGTTGTATTAATATAGGTATTCACAGCGTTTACTATATGTAGAGCTGTATCTAGTGTACTAAGATTAGAGAAATCTACATTACCTGCATACATACCCACTACTACCAATGCTACTACTGCTATTACCCTTAGAAATGCATTATCTGTATGCTGAAATACCCACTTAATAGCATAGCTTATTGCTACAGATATTATTATAGTTTCTGCAACTGCTATGATAGCAACAGATATAGGAGTACCTGCACCTAGTGTACTTATCTCAAATGCTATTGCTACTGCATATAAAGTTATCTGTACTATAGTACCAAATGCTCCTGTTTCATACCAATGAATATATGTATCCTTATAGTACAGTACTACCATATGCATACTAAGGTCTATTAGATTGTATCTCTCACTAAATCCCATCTTACTTAGGATAGCTTCTTCAAAGAATGGTAGACATATACTACCTTTGGTTTGAGTACCAAATGCTATATCAGCTACACTATATGTGGAAGAATGAGATTTATCTCCTTTCTGTACGTTCTGTATTGTTTTAAGTGATGAGACTCTATATGACTGTGTATGGTTTGGATATACTATACTATACTCTAAGAAGTAATCATCTACAGGTAGGTATATAGTATCCCCATATACCTCATCAATGACAGTTATAAGCTTAGTACGAATATCAGCTATTTTATCTACATAATAGATATTATCTGATTTATCATAGTATCCTATCTTTCTAACAAACGTAGGATTACTATAGTCAAGTGGAGTACCATTACCAATATGAACATACTCAATATCCATTTGATGTACTGCACTAATTCTACTAATAGCTTCATTGGTACTGCTCATTAACTGTTCTTGTATTATGGATGAGTTTATTTTACCTATTCTATCAGTAATAGCACTAGTTCTATAATCTCGGTATAGCTTCTCTATTGTGTAGAATATAGCCTTATTGATAAGAGGTACATCTCTTTCTATGTTTAAACCAAAGTTAATGAAGATGTCATCAGAGTTAGCTAGTGTTTCAGCCATACTATTATCTTCATCATTGTTGGTATCTGTAAACTGATTAGCTATACTGTTATATATTCTTCTACCTAGGATGTCTTTAGACGTTGTATATATGGTATGTTCCTTAGTACCTTTAGCACTACCTTTTATCATAGAACCGTCTAATTTAATAGGTATACTAGGATATGTATATTCCCTATTGAGTATCTCTATATCTGATTGTTGTGTATGTATTTCATCTAGTCTATTTTCAGTATATAGAATACCTAAAGTACTAGTAGTATCAGTTATAGGTATTTTAACGTACAGAATACCTCCATAGTCCTCATAAACTACATACCAATAGGTAGAGTCATATGTACCAATTAAAGCTATAAAATCCAATCCTTGAGGTGATTCTAGTGTGAATTCTGTACCCGTATAGTGATACATATAATCAGCATATTGGTTAGATAGATATGTCTGTAAAGGGTCAGTATATGTATCAGTGACATAACTACTTAGAGTATTTCTAAATTGAGGATTATCTAAGGATTTACGATATAGGTCTTTAGATAGTCTAGTTTTACCTTTTAGTATGTCTTCTCTAACTTGAGTACTTATAGACTTACCACTATACATTTTGATTGTATTGAAGACTGTAAGTGGACTATTTAAAGAGGTTTCCTTACCTAGTGGTAATGATGGGTATGTAGTATGTCCTACTGTTATGACGTGTTCTCCATGTATACCTAATACATCAGATATATCATTGAAGATTCTATCTCTACGTCTAGTCCACCAACTCATTGTTAGATACCACTACCCATACCACTAACTGCATTATTAACAGTAGTCATTAGGTTACTTACCTGATATGATGCATCTACTTCTTCTACTGCAGTAATAGTCCAAATATCAGTTAGAGTAGATAGTACATCTACTTTTGACTTATGTACAATACCCTCTTTCTGTGTATTGAATAAAGCTGTTTGAGCAATTCTTAGATTATCAGATATAGTCTTAGAAGCTCTATCTTTAATTCCATTCAATTGTAGTTGGTTTATATTCTCTACACCTAAGTCTTTTTGAGTAATGTTGAGGTTATCTACAATAACCTTAGATGCTCTATCTTTCTCTCCGTTCAATTGCATTTGTCTTATATTCTCTATACCTGTAGCTACTTGTACTGATGTTAGGTTACGTTCAAGAACTACTTTATCTATTTGAGCTTGAGCAGATACTCTAGCTATTTCTGCTTGAACATTATTGTTTACTGCTGTATGCATTCCTAATGAGAACTGTACAGATGATGTTAATAATGGATTCATAGACTCAATAAGTACCTTAGATACTACTTCACTATCTATGAGGTTATCATCTTTCATCTTTAGTAGTTTATTTTCTAATACACATAGTAGATTATCAAATACTTCTGCTACTCTAGTACCACTATCGTACCTAATGAATTTTTGAGTATCTGGTTCTATATATCCGAATTGTTCTTGTGTTGTGTTTCCTATGGTAGGAGTAGGTATATTACAACCTACGTTACATAGTTCTGGAGTAGTTACTTCTGCTATCATGACTATAATACCTCATCTGTTTTTAGAGATATTATAGCATAGATTAGAGATTAGAGTTCTTCTAGTGGATTTAGTCTATTTGTAGCTCTTTGTTCTTTAGCTAATTCTTTGAGTTCTAAAACAGTTAAAGGAGGTAATACAAGTACATTATAGTGTTCAGCTTGAACAGTACGTGTAGATTTAATTACTCCTGTTTGAGCATCTCTAATAGGTACACTCTTAGCATACTTCTCATTTCTTAGGAATTCTACCATTGGTGCTGTAACATGAGTAATGACGTTAAATTTTATAAGTCTTGTTGGTGGTCTTACTCTACCATTTGCTATAGTCAATGGCATACATGAAAGCTGTGTTTGATTAGGGTTTAAATTAGTAATCTTAACTCTAATTAGTCTACTCATCTTCTCTTCTGTAGTTAATAAATCTAAATCTTCATTTGCATATGGGTCTTCTGTTAATATAGTATTCTTGAGTAGTTTTAAGTTAATACTCTCCTGTCTTGCTACTGCCTCTCTAACCTCTTTAAAGCTCTTACCAACAATATTTACCTGTAAGTCTTTAGCATATGTTCTAATAGTGTTCCAATCCATTGCTTCAATATGGTCAGGGATTACTATACTGTTTTCTACCAATTCGTTATCTTGTTCTTTCATCTTAATTCCTTTTGATTTAATTTACTACAGGGTATTTCACCTGTAGTGTGTGACTATACTAGTTCTGCTACTACTTCCATTCTCATGATTCTCTCTGGACGTAAAGCCATGAAACCGTAGTACCATGATAACGCAGAGAAGCCTACTTTAGAGAATGGGTCTGATAATGTTCTACCTGATTGTTGCTTAGGAGCTTGGTCATAGTACTCAAACTTATTACTACCAGAATTACTATTCTTAAATGAAATAGTAGTATATGTCTCTGATGGTACACAAAGCATAGGGAATACATCAAATCTATGCTCACCTGAAGCATTGAGAGATGACCTATAACCATTAGGGTTGTTGTTAGCTACTAATGCTCCTTGAGCAGAGAATTGTACCATATCCTTACCTACTTTAATAACTCTATAACTACCTACTGCTCCATGTTCTCCATGAGCAATATTAGTTGCTGATGCATATTGTCTTACTTCTGTATATGCTCTCTCATTGTGATAGTCTTTAAGCTTCATCAATTGAGGAATAACAGGAGTACCTACATATAGTAATCTAGCTTCATTAATTGTAACAGTATCAGAGTATGTACTACCCTTAACTACTTTAGTATTGGTAGATGCATCTAAATCATCTAACATCAATGCTGAAGATACAATTGATGGATAATCAACTACTGATGCTACTTCACCAACGTTACCTGTTAGTGTAGCTCTACTTGTAGCTTCTCCACCATAGAAGATAGCTCTAGCAGAGTTAATAAGGTCAATCTGTAGTCTATCTTCACATATCTTAGTAGCACCTCTCATTGCTTCTCTAACGTTGTGTTGATGTAATTCTGCATCTGTATCAAATTGTAAAGAATCTTGTGTATAGATGTAGTGGAATCCAAATTCTTCAAATGAACCCTCTAGCTTAATACGCTTAAAGCTAACTCTGTTTACTTCTCCACCATACTCGGTTAGTTGTGGTTGAAACTTGAGAATAGCATTTACATCTCTACTAGACCCATACAAATTCCCATTAGCTATTCTAGCTCCTGAAGCATCTATACCTTGGTCATTATCGTTTCTATCATCTAATAATGGTAGATATAAGTATCTAACTAGTTTCTTACCCATATGCTTAGGTGCTTCAATAGTAGATGCTGTTTGTGTAAACCACATAGTAGGTGCAAGTTCAATCAATGCATCCTTTATGTAGAACTGTGTGTTAAATTGTTCAGCACCTACAGTAGAGTTTGTTCCATCCCCATAGTGTGCAGGATTACTTGCAGTGTTTCTTAATGCAGTAATCTGTGCTTGTGTTAGTGCCATAATAGTTCCTTTCTATTTTCCATAAATTCGTCTATACTCATCATCACTCATACCTGCAAGTTTAGCAGTAGCATCTAGTAATAACTCTTTTGTAACCCCTATAGGTTTATCATTACCACTACCTCTAAGGGTAGAGCTTACTGCTTTAGGACTCTTAACTTTAGGAGTACTTTGCTTAGCAGAGTTTTGAAACATCTCATTGTGTGTTACACCATAATTCACTATTGCAGGAAGTTCATGCATATATGTACCTTTCATCTTTCTAATAGCTAATTCATTCTGTACCTTATTATAAGAACCATCTTTAATATCATCACCTAGTCTAGCTAATAGATTAGGGTTTTGAGTTAATATAGCTCTTGAATCTTCAGAATGACCTTTACCATCATCAAACGAAACAAATCCCTCAAATGCATCATTAACAGCTTCAAACGTACCATTACTCTTCAGTGTATCTATTGTGTCACTGAATGCTAATTCACTTACTGTTCTCTCTGCAATTTTTGGTTTATATGTATCTACACTCTTAGCAGTAACATCAATATCAAACTTAGCTACTAGGTCTTTAATAGCATCAGGGTCTCCTTTAAAGGCTTCAATCATTCTAGGTAATGCTTCAGGGTCAGTTAGTAGCCCATTGACCTCTAATAGGCTAATCTTAGCTTTCTGCTTAGATAAGTCTTGCATCTTTCTAGTATAATCAGTACCTTGTTGAATTAATCTTATTGCTTCTTCCATACTCTCAATCTTCAAACTTACTCCTGTAGCTTTAATAGGATTCTTAAAGACAATATCAAAGGCTTGTTGAAATGAGATAGCATCTTCATCTTCAGTGTCTTCTATATCTTCTTTCTTATCACCATCTTCTTCAGTTTCATTCGATACCTCTTGTTGAGTAGACTTACTATCAGCTACTTCTGTAGTTGTTGGAACTTCTGCATTAGGTTTGCTTACTTCCTGTACATGGGTCTTCCAATTACCACTTAAGTATGCTTCATCACTCATACTTGCAAAGGGGTCTATATCAGTTATATTGTTATCAATGTCTGTATGTACTTGTCCTATACTTTCTGTTGTTGTAATACTCATTTGTCTTATTTCCTCTATTTGTTATGATTTGCTATATTATTATCCATAGCAGTAATGAACATCTCTAAGTCTTTTACTTCTGACTTCACCATATTAGCTACATTTGGAAGTGAACTAACGAATTCATTAAATTCTCCAATCATAGTAATCTTATCATCTAACTGTCTCTTTAATACCTCATCTGATGATTTAGATGCTCTTAGTAGTACTACTCTCTTAGATTCATATTCTGTAATGAACTTAAATAGTATTTTCCAATCTTCACTATCTCTTAGTCTGTTGTATGCTTCACTAACAGCTAATACAGGAGATGTTGATAACTCCTCTAATCTACTCTTAGCTAGTTGCTGTTTACTTACCATGTCTCTAATTTCCATCATTTATTTCCTTAGGTTTAATTTCGATGTACTCGTATAATAACAGCATTACTGTTAATACTATTTTAAATGGTACTGTAATAGGCAATAAACGTTCAATATTAGCTTTTAAGAGTGTTTTAGATGATGAGGTATAGTATGTATTAGGTAGATTGATTTAAAAGCATTTAAAAGCTAATTATGGAGATACTACTACAAATGCTTAAGTAGTAGTTCTCTACTGATTACTTAGTATCTTCTCCTGCAAACTTAGATAACCACTCTAACTCTTTTAAATCACCACTCATACCTTTATCTTTAGCATTAGCCATTCTCTCTAATGCTTCTGCTTTCTTGAGTAGTATATCAGCTCTTAAACTCTCTAGTTCTAACTCTCTTAAAGCTTCTGTATGAGGGTCTGGTTGAGGTTTATAGTTCTCTATCTTATAAGCTAAATCCTCAATACCATTCAGTCTATTAATCTTAGCTAGTATAAGCTGTGTAATATCAGTACCTATACTACTACCAATAGTCTGTAACATGAATGATAGTTGTTCTGCTTTACTAGCATTTAGTTCTGGAGTTGATATATTAATATTTACACTAGCTAGTGATTGAAATTGAGTTCTCTTTAGTTTAACTTCTTCCTTACCTGTTATCTGCATAATATCAGTATCTTCTAAATACTCTATATTTAATCTAATAACCTTTCTAGCTACTTTAGTAAGTCCTGAAGCTAATCTACGTAGTATGGACAATTCCCTCTTAGATACAGCATCCATAGCTCCTCTAACTGCTGTAGCAGTACTACCCATAGCATTATATGATATTCCTCTACCTCCACCAAAACCTACTACTCCTGATAGAGCTTCTGATTCTTTTTCATACTTATATGTAAAGTTCTCTATACTAGGGGGTAAATCTGGATAAGCTACAGTATGTACTGAACTACTAGCATTATATCCCTCATTAATATAACAGTGTTCTCCTCTCTCTAGCTTGTCTTGTTGTACTACATCAAATGCTCCTTTAGTAGCTATAGTTTGACCTGTAGCAGTTCTACTAAACGTATCTATAGTACCCCTAGCTATAGCAGATAATATCTCTTGATTGTCACTTAGTAGTTCAGCATCATTACTTCCATAGTTATCTGTAGTAGCTAAGTACTGTACTAATACAAATGGTTTCTCTTGTAATGGATATGGATTCTCTTCCATACGTATAATAGTATCTCCTACCCAAGCAATAACTACTTGTTCTACTACTCCATCACCATCAATATCATACTCTCCCCAATACTCATTTACTTTAATAGTCTTTCTTGGTAAGTCTGTTATTGCTACATCTATTAATAGTGTCTTACCATCATATGTAGTAGTACTAGGTATCTCTGCTGTTATATCTCCTAAACTAATATTACCTAGATTACTATATCTACCATCCTCTACTAATTCTGATAGTGTAGTAGTAACTTCATGTAGTATTCCTCTAGCATTAGACAAATCTCCTCCACAACTAGGGTCAAAGTGTATATTACCTAATTCACATATTTCTATATTAGGAGAGTTCTTAACCTTATGTTGTATATCTACTACCATTACCTTATTGAGCTTATCCTCTTTAGTTAATAATGACTTATTTGTATTTATAATATGAATACTCTCATCATACTCTGATATATGAATCTTCTTAGTTTCTGTTACGAATCTAATATCCCATCCTACTTTAAGTACTACACTACCTTGGTCACCTGCTTTACGTATGTATCTATTAATGAATCCTACTAAGTCCATCTCTTTAGTAAATTGATGATTGAGTATCTGATTCATCTCTTCTACATCTTCTTCGTATATAGTAACTCCATCCAATTCAAACAGATTGTTGTTAGATAGGAAAGGTTCTTCCAATGATGGGTATCTCCATTCATTAGTCTTCTTAATTAACTTATGAACGATATTACTCTTATTAGATGGTAATCCTCTCAATGGTCTAGCATCTATATTCTCTTTCCACTTAGTTACCAATTGCATTTGTTGATTTGTATGGTACTGATAAGACTGTACTTCTAATCGTAGTTGGTCTAATGTTGGTGTATATAACCAATTCTGTAATTTAGAATCATCCTTACTATACAACTCACTAAGTTGTTTATCCTGTATCATTTTCTTACCTCCATTCTAATATCTTCTATTGTAGTATTCTGTCCATGTAATATATGCACTCTTAAGTAGTACATTCCTAATAGGTTAGTAGTTACTGCTGAAGATACGAATACTGTACTACCTACAATTGGAGCATTCTTAGCTACTACTACATCCTTACTAGGGTCTTTAACTATCTCATAGGATACCTGCATAGTAGATGCATCTACAGGACTACCTCTAAATGTAAGCTCTATAGTAGCATCTATAGTCTCACCACGAATTATGTTTATCTCTGTACACTTACTGCTCATTCTTAATCTCCTTAATTTTAAGTATTATACTCTCTTTATTTATAACACATCTAACCATGTCTACAGCCTCTGTAAGCGTTATATCCTTATTACAGGTAGCAACCATTAGGTTAGCTCTCCTAACCGATACACACTGCACTGTAGGCTTACTAATAGATACTACTACTTTACTACCTATACCCTCTGTTATAGTTACTACTATAGCTTGTATGAAAGCTTCATCTGTTAATAATCTATTTAAGATTGTATCATAATCAACTACTGCATCTCTACCATGAAGTGATGCTAACCATTGTATCTCATTCCCTATAAACCCATTTCTAACAGCTAAGAGATATGCAGATTCTCCTTGTCCTTTAAGAGACTCTAACCATTGTACTTGTGTTCCTATATAACCATTATCTACTGCAATCTGATATGCACTCTTACCATCAGTTGAGGTATTGAGTGTACATAGTTTCTCTACAATAAACTCAAATACTTCTTTAGTAGGTAATTGTAATAATTCCTCTACTGTACTTGCAGTACCTATAGTACATTGTGTAGTATTCTCTACAGACACTGTAACTGTTATACCTGTACCTGTACTATTAATAGCATCACTTGTGAATATGGTAAATATGTTGTTAGGGTCAGTTAGTATGATTGTTTCATTGATAATACCTGTGTAGGTATTTACTAAAGTATCTCTGTTAAAGAGTTTTAAGAAGTCTTTGTTATGTTCTATAAATCCATCTATCTTTACACGTACTTTAGGGGATACTACATCATAGAAGTGTGTATGACTGTAGTTAGGACTGTAATTATCAATATGCCATGTAATTGATGTACTCATTGGTTATTCTCCATATAGTTTAATTTTAGTAGATTATACCATATGGAATAGTGGTAGCTTACTTACTACCACATAGTTCGTTAAATGTCTGTATCTTATGTCTATACAGTATTAATTCCTGTTTAGCTCCATATAGATACCCTTGATACCTATAGGATAGATTAATGAAGTTATTAAGTGTAGTACCACTAAGACCATGTACTATGTTATCACTATCAACATAGTAACTCAATCTAACAGTCTCATTTATATCATAACTAACATATTCAGGTAATGATATAGTAGGACAAGTAGTAGGTTTAATTACAGTTTGAGTAGTACACCCAACTAATCCAAGTATTGCACATATGGATAATCCAATATTCTTCATGATAAACCTACTCTAATAATCTACTGTAACATTACAGTCTAAGCAATGTACTACATGGTCTAGTGATTGATGTTCTCTCCATGTAATAAATTCTTCTGTATCTCTTTTATCTACAGTCTCTATAGCTTCGTTATACTTAGAGGTAACCTCATCATACACAGTCTCTACATTATCTGCATTGAAGTAATTAACTATAGATACAGTTGCTATTACAGTTATGTTTAGTATTGCTACTATAACAGCTATAGCTAAGTATCTAGTCCATCTGTTTAATATCATCGTATTTCTCTCCTATCTTAATTTTCTTTTCGATTGTACGTAAACCCATTATACCCAAAGCCATGTATACTATAGGTTCAGATAATACATTGATTAACTCTTTATCCATTACTACACCTAGATTCCATATAGTATTAATATAGGATATTGTTAAAGGTACAGGGAATAGTAATACTAACGTAATGGTAACTATCCATCCAATAGTAGGTCTATAACCTACATAATAGAGTGTAGTTTCAAAGGCTTTAACTAGATTTGACATAGTTACTCCTCCATAATATGGAGATAGTCATAACCATCTCTATACTCTAGGTTTAGTTGATAGTGAGGTTTATCTACTAACTTCCAATCTCCACCCCAAGTAATATCTACATCATACTTAGCAGATGCTTCAAGCATACATCTATGTATATCCTCAAACACCTCTTTAGTATTATATCCCTCCCATCTAGGGTATCCATCAATCAATGGTACTAAGTCTACTGCATTACCTGTAATATGATTACTTCTCATAGTCCAACTTCTACCTGTATCTACAAGCATTCTTTGTCTCTCAATAGTCCTAATACCCTCAAATACTGTAAAATCAAATCTAGCTTTACTGATAGCATATACTACTAATGAAGATAGAATTGGATTTACTCCTATAAGTCTTTTATAGCTTTGTCTACCTAACTTATACATTGTATGTTCCTTTTATCTGAAAAGTCCAAAGTATTCTACAACAGCTAGTCCACCTAGTGCCATAGCAGAGTACAACATAAGTCTATTTATCTTCTCATCCATACTGTATAACTTCTCATTTGAGAGTGTATGTATAGATAGAGTCTTTTCTACCTCAATAAAGTTATCAGTTATCTTCTCTAATTTCTTTACTAGGGTTTTTAGTGTTGTATGAGCTAACTCTCGTTCTATTAGTTTATCTACTGAACAACACTCATTCATCAGTGTGCTAATTGATTCTACTCTATTATGGAGTCTATCATGTGATAAGGCTAGTTTATGATAATCCTCAAATAGATTATCCAATTTCACTTTCTCCTCTGGTGTTAACATTTACTTCCTTTGTGTTTAATTTGTCTAGCAATATGATTATACTTTAAATAGGGTAAGGAGAGGTTATAAGTAAGGAGGGATAGGATTACTATAGGGAAAAGATTCCCTACAGTATTTGGATACATTACTACACGTTAAAGTGTAGTAGTTACTTTTAGGTAAGTGGTTCTCCATCAAGGTTAGGAACTACTCCTACAACTCTTCCTGCATCAAAGATTTTACTAACTACAAGGAAGTCTTCTGGATTACTTGGGAAACCTAATTCCCATAGGTCAGATACTCCTGTCATAGCATCAGTTAATTCAATATACTTAACCCTTGTATGATTACCTAAAGGAGCTATAAATGCAGTATCATGTAATCCTTGTCCTTGAACAGGTACTTCAACTAAATCATAGTTAACGTCTAATAGTCTAGCAGTTATTGGTACAGAATGTGGATTACGTACTTCTACAGCATATTTTGTAATATCTTGATACCATACTCCCCAACCTGTTACTGTTGCTAGTACCACTGGGTATAGTCTAAATGCTGATGTATCAATAGTAAGAGCAACAGGTTTAGTTGTGTGAACTACCATCAATACTACACTTAATTCACCCTCTACAGATGCATCATAGAATGAAGTAGCAATATTCTTACCTTGGAATACATCTTCATTTCTTAATGTAACTTCTGCTTGAGTAGCTGATACAACTCTACAAGTAGCAGAGATAGCTTCACCACTAAGTGATGTAGGTACTTTAGCAATGATTGTGTAATCTGAAGCAGATGCAAAACCATAAGCTGAAACATCTACTAAGAACTTACCGTTAGGAGATGACTGTACATCGGTTCTAAAAGCATTTGTAGTCTTTCTTCTATCTAACTCTCTCTCAAGTACTCTAAAGGCTTCTAGGAACGTTTCTGAACCTGCTACACCTACTTGTAACTTGATGATGTTTTTGATTGAATCACTAAGACCATCAATGTCTACTTCTGAACCTGCTTTAATGTTATTAACTGTAGTAATAATCTCATTGAGTTTACTCTCTGCACCATCACTAAAGATTGTTGTAATATCTTTGTTGTCTCTTATATTTCCAATAATGGAGTTAAGAAGATTTTCTGTAGTGTCAGTCAACGTCATAGGTGAAAGTATGATTGTTGATGCATCTAAGTCTGCTGATGTAATTGGCATATTTTTGTCCTTTGTTTTTGTTATTATAGATAGCTATACCAAGGTATAACTACTATGTTGGGTTTGGAGAGATTAAGCTCCAAATGTTCTTTCGTCACCATCTACTTCTGTAATACTAGCTGTAATAGGTCTAGCAGTCTTAACTACAATTACTGTAAGCATAACCATACCTTTAACAGATGCATCATAGAAAGATTCAGCATTCTCTACAAATGAAAGTCTATCTTTATCTCTCAATGTAATAGTACCACTTGTTAATGTGTCTTTGAAGAACGTAGCATCCAGTGCTTGTCCATTAGGAGCAGTTACAGGTTGAACGAATACTTCATATTCATTATGAGATGTGAAACCAAAGTTTGATAAGTCTAAAGCAACTCTACCATTAGGAGATGAACGTACTCCCATAGTAAATGCATCAGTCTCTTTTCTACCATTAATAGCTGTAAACAGCTTAGTAAATGCTCCTACGAATGAATCATTACCTGCTTCAGATTCTAAGAATAGCATAGCTTGAATTTTAGCTTCTAATGCATCAATATCTACAGATGTACCTGATTGTAAATCATTAACTGCATCAATAACTTCATTCATCTTGTCTTCTGTATCATGTGATACATCACCAATTAGGTTTCTGTTAGCTTGAATGTTGTTGATGATGTTACTGATTAATGTCACTTGTCTGTCTGTAAGTGACATAGGGTCTAATACAAATGTATTACCTGAAAAGTCTGCGTTTGAAATTGACATTATATGTCCTTTGAATAGGGATTTTAGGGACAATCAGTATTACTACTAATCATCCCCAGAAGAAGTATATCTTATATGCTCTTAAAACTCTATGCTAAAGCAACAATAACCTTACCATCATCATCTAAACACAATTTCATAGAAGTTACTCCAGATTCAATAGGTTTACTATTTGCACCATTACTTACTGAACCAGATGAAGTTACTGTATCAGGAGTTGTTGGTAAATATGCCCCTAACTCATCAAATTTCATAAAGATAGTACCGCTAAAACTATCAACTTTAGTTGACTCTGCTGTAATACCGTTAAAGTTAAATCCACTATTTGCTAATGCTCCTTCAGTAGTGAAGTTAGGGTTAGACATAGTAATTAGTATCGCATTTGAATCTGAATAACTAGATGCTGTGTAAGTATATCCATTAATGGTAAGTCTACTAGTATCAGGTATTGAAACTTCTGTTTTAGTAATTGGGTATGCAGATGGATAAGTTAATGGATTAGCATTAACTACTTTTGAAAATACATCCATTACTACACCTTTTGTAGGTGTTGTATAACCTGTTACATTAATACCTTTACCTAATATGTTAAATGTAAATGGATATGAGTTAATCATATTAGCTGTAGCACCATTACCATCATACATTTCAATTACCAAATCTGGTGATGATGGCATAGCTTCATTAATAGTATTGTAGTAGAGTCTATTAGTCTCTACATCATACGTAATGTAAGGCTCATTATCATTTCTCATACCTACTGCTTGATAAGAGTTAAAGTATCCTTTAAATACTGTAGTAAATGAACCATTAGCATTCTTAAGTAATAGCTCTATCTCATTAAGTCCATCTTCATTCTTATATGCTGTAGTATGAGGAATAATAAAACCCTCATAACTATTAGGGTCATTAAGATTAAGACCTAATTCTAAAGCACTACCAACAACTATAGGTAACCCTATAACTCCATTGGTTATAGGAATGAATGTACTGTTTATATTTTTTATAGTAGCATTAAGATAAATAGAAGCATGATTATGTTCCATAATGATAGGCATAGTAGAAGAACTACCTACAGTAATAGTACCATCATTGATATTAGATTGAACCTTAGTAACAATTCTATTATCAATTGAACCGTTATTAACAAATTGGTTCAAACTGCTAGAGATTATAAAACCAAGAGAACCATTAGCAAAAGTATTAATCTCATTAGTTACTCTATCTCCAATACTATCAATACCTACCTTATCAATAGCCAAAGACCACCAATTAGCCATACTATACTTAGTACAATATGCATCAGAGTAAATGTCATACACATTCCCTCTACCCACTCCCTCTGTAATAGCTACTTCTGATACTCTTCTATCAAGCATCTTAGCTACTACCTCTACATCTGGATTACTCTCTTGTAATGCATTTACTTGTCCTCTAAAGTAGTCTAATGCTCCTTGTAGGGTATAAGTACTATCACTCTTAACACCTACCTCTAAGATAAGCTTTCTTGTAGAGGTAAGTAATTCTTGAACTGTTGAAATTGCCATTCTTTATCCTTTTAGATTTCTGATTGATTAGGGTCTGCTACTATTGTAAATATCTTAGATTTACTGACAGACTCAAGGTTAGAAGTAGATGTAACTGTAAACACAATAGTATGTTGAGTACCATCTTTAGCTATTGTATTAAATTCAGTAGTTGTACCTACACCATTAGCATCTAATACTATAGGAGTATATACTGAAGTACCATCCATAGTCATTTTCAATGTATAACCACTCATACCTACGTTACCTGTAAATGTTACGTTACCACTATTAGCTACAGCTACCATGTTTACCATAGGTTGTGGGTATGGAGATACATAGTTAAATGTTCTACTAGGAGCATTAACAGTATTTACAGCCTTATATACAGTGATACTACCATTCTCTTTAAGTACTGCATTAGATACAATAGACATAGCATCTGTACCATCTACAGCAGTAATAGTAAAGCTTACGTTAGGGTCTGTATCTACCATAGTAATTACTGTACCTGTTAAAGTACCTTGTAATCCATTAAATGTATACATACCACTAGCATCTACAGTTGAGTTAACTAATACTACAGGAGCTATTAGAGGTTCACCAAACTCATCTAAATCACCATCAATCTCTGTAATACTACCAAAGATAGGAGTAGCAGTTTTAGATAGGAGTAGAGTCAATTGTACCTTATTGTCTGTAGCATTTGCTGTGAAGAATGAGTTAGCATTAGTAGCAAAAGAGATATGGTCATTACTTCTAATAGTAACCACTCCTGAAGTAGCTGATACTTTCTCAAATGTAGCTGATAGGTTTTTCAACCCTTTAGTTCTGATGTTACACATAACCTCATAATCATTGATAGAACTGAATCCATATTGAGTTAAGTCAATTCCTACTTTACCCTCTACTGTACTAGTAACATCAAGAGTCCATACTAGAATCTCTTTACGAGAGTTTAACTCATCAAAGAGTGTTCTAAACAAACCTACAAAGGTATTATCACCTAATTCACTCTGTAAGTTAACGATAGCTTGAATCTTTTGTTGTAGTTCACCTAAGTCTACGGTTAATCCAGAATTGATAGCATTAACTGCACCAATTACTTCGTTTACTTTAGTTTGAGCTTTCTGTGACATCTGTTCAAATGTTGTCTTATCTTGTGCAATGTTAGTAATAATTGACTCTAATAGTTGTTGAGCTGTATCAGTCATAACCATAGGTGTCAATGTAAACGTATTACCAGATAAGTCAATGTTTTGTATTGCCATAGTGTTTCCTTATTTTTAAAATATGAGAGCTTTCACACTCTCAATAGTATATTACTACAATAAGGCTTATGGATATACTTTATAGACATACTCACCCTCATATAGGCTATCCTTACCACCAATAATTACTTCTCTTGATACTACAAACATATAGTAACTACTTCCAAGTAACACATTATCTTCAATCCACTGTTTAGGTAGGTTATTAACTACCATAGTATTACCATCATCTTCTGTACTAAGATAGGTACTAGGTATAGTAATATCTTCTCCATCACCATCTCTTAATATGAATTTATTTCTAGTAGTAGTACCACCTGTTATAGATAATACAAAAGACTCTAACCTAAATGAATAGGTTAATCCATCCTCATTAAGTACAAGTGTTTGTACCATACTATTTACCTCTGATTTAAACAGTACTATAGGATTACTACTAATGATGAAATTAGAACCATTATCTATAACTACACTTGTACCAGAATCTCCTATCAGTACACCATCTTTATATACTCTCATAATAGTATTTTTATTACTAGTATTCTTCTTCTCCATGATAAAGGATACGTCTGTACCTATACTAGGGTCATAGTTAGGAATTACTTCACCATTCATATCCATTACTCTATAATCAGTATTATAGGTAAAGTTAGGCATTTCTACTTTTATACCTATAGTTATTGCTTTCTCCTTACTCAAATAACAATGTATGGTTCTTTTAAATATTGATTCAGAATAAACACTATAGTGATTCCTATTATAAACCTCTAATTCTATATCATAGATGTGACGATTAGTAAACTCATCACTACTAGCATACTCTACAATATAATCAGTCAAATTAACTGTACTACCTACTGTATAATTTCCTGTATGTGAAATCCTATCTCTAGTAATATCCATTAATACAAACCTACAATTATATTGTGAAGACATAATACCTAACTCTGGGAATACTACTTGAATACTACCTAGACTGAATTTAACTGAACCTCTAATAGCTGTATGATAACTATCCATATGGAGATGGTTTCTTTCAATAAAGAGTCTATTTATGTTTATAGTAATAGGCTCTTCTTCTCCATAGTATAAGAATAGAGTGTTATTCATCATACTAGGTATAAATCTACTATTGTTAAATATATCTATCCCTAATGGAATAGTCTTATTTATCTTAGGTAGTTCTCCATATCCAAAGAACTCTAAACCCTCTAAAGGAATCATATCATCATTGATTGTAGTATATGTTGTAGTAGTTAACCGTAAGTACTTCTCATCGTCATCCACTATTAAATCATCATAATAGTCCATAGGCTGTTTATTATCCCATACTGAACACTTAGGTCTACATGAGTTAAAATCTCTGTAATTTACCCTTATTACTTCATTCTTTTTGTCTATGTTTACTAAGTAGTATGCATCACCATTACTATCAGGATAGGGTAAAAGTTTACCATACTTATAGAAGTTATTGGTAAGCGATGCTTGAAGAGCAGGAACTATGTATTTAGACAATAACTCATGTCTCTTTGTCTTTGTATTAATTATATTTAGACCATCACTAGTGACAAACTTACAATCACTAAATTTTTGTGTATGTCCTAATTTATCTTTCTCATTAGGGTTTATCTTAAACTCAATATACTCTCTATAATCTTTTATAGGTAAATGTACCCACACATCAACATCAAGTGCATCTGTATGTATTCCACCTGTACTTACTATAGGTTTATGAAAATAAATATCACTATAATCTATTGCATAGCTCTCAAAATCATCATCTGATAGGTAACTAGATACTTTCATAATATTAAGTATATTAATAAGCTTATGTTTATGGTAAGAATGTCCAGATACAGCTCTAAGTGAATATGCTCCAAGAATACTAGGTACAAGAATAAGATGAGGAGCAATAGGAGAATTATAGAATCGAATATCTGGAGCAATAGCAGATATATCCACAAAATCAATAAACCCATAACTTATCTCTGGGTCTAGTCTAACAGCTATCTCCACGGAGTAATCACTGCTTCTATTTAGTTTATTAAGTCCACTAATACTTTCTAAGTATAGTGTAGATACAGCACAAGTCATATATGTAAACTGTAAATGTCCATATCTAAATGTTAATACAGGTTCTCCACTAGCTACTGTATTTGCAATTTCCCCATGTTTATTGAAGTACCTATGTGTATGAAAGTATATACCATTTATATTAACAGCATAGTTAGGGTCTATAGCTCTTGCTACCATGTCAAATCTTCTAATTGTAATACAATCAATAGAAGTATCATACCCTTTACAATATGCATATTTACCATACATCCCTATTATACTGTTATATATTGGTATAGGTATAAACAAATCAGCAGTAACATCTTCTTCTGCAAATGTTGTACGTATGTTTGGTATACCTTTAAAGTCATAGTTCATTTCTATGTATGCTGATTTATATAGGTTATCTAATTGATTATCTTCTTGTACATACTCATAGTTCATAGCCTTATAGTCTAAGAGTCCTGTAAATCCATAGAACTGATTAGATTCAATATGACAACAGTAAGCCCATTTCTTTGCTACATTATTATAGTCTAGTATTCTCTCATCATTATAGGCTGTTTTAACCACTTCACTACCATCAGCATAGGTAAACACTATGTCAGTCCTAAAGTCGTTAATTACCACTGTTTTTACGCTTACTATAGGTATCATCTTAATCTACTCCTAATGTCATTATGACCTTTATATACACCATAGCTATCTATCTTACCACTTACTTGTAAAGCTCTTGTACTAGGCTTATTACACTTAAGCATCACTCTACCATACTGTCCTGCTAAAGGGTCAACAATACTCAATCCTGCAGTTACTACATATACATTATCATTCCCATCATCCACTATACTACCTGTGGTAGTAGTAGCTACTAAGGTATCAGTCTTTATGTTTATTACTGCACCTAGTGGTATATGTCTTTCATATGGTGATAATTTCATCTCTCTATGTGCATGAGGTATATACCCATAGGTTGGAAGTGGAAAACCTACCTTAGTATACTTAATCCTAGTTATCTGCTTACCTAACCCTGTAGTACAGTTTAAGTCTACATAACCATTACAATCAACTACTGCATTATCCATAGTAAACTCTAGTGAGTTCACTGAAGCACTATTTACATCTGTTATACTACTCAAAATTCAAACCTTTCTATTACTGATTTACTCTTAAAGACAGCTCTATACCAAAAATCATCTTTATTATTCACAGCTTGTATAGTCATGTAATCGAAGTCATTTAGTATGGTTAAATCAGGTGGAAGATGATATGAGAAATCTGGTATCTCTGGATTTCTTAGTGTAAAGACAACTTCTCCCTCAAAGAGATTATAGTATACCTCTAAATTAAAAATACCTATTATAGGAGCTTGATATGTTTCACCAAGTACAAGCTTAGTATACTCTATCTGATTACTGTATATATCATCTGATATTCTACGTATTGAACCATCCATACGTACTGTATAAGTCTCTAGTCCATTACCCTTAGCTACTATATAAATACTTCTCATAGGATAAGTAGGTATAATACCTGCAGTGAGAGCTACAAATTGAGCTTCACTAATTACTGATGTAACAGGCATTGTATGACTAGGGTCTACCATGTCATGATAATGAATGTGTTCTGCTGTACCTATACCATAGTCTATAGCTTCTACACGTTCGCTAGTTATTGAGAAGTTCAAATCATCAATACTTCTTATAAGATAACAATCATTCAATGTAACCACACAGGTATAGGTCTTATAATATACATCTATTATAGTAGTTATACTAGGTAGTCCTGTAGTACCTGATACTGTAACATTCCCATCTCTAGGGATTACATCAGTAACTATCTCTATAAATATAGTAGTATCTAAAGGATTCTTTACTACAGTATATCCTGCAGGTAATTGTGTTACTATCTCATCAATAATACATGGCTTATATAATCCAAGATAGAATAAACATACAGTATCTCCACTAACAATGCGTAATCTAATAGGTAAGTTATATAGATTATTATATATGCCTATATCCTGTATACTCACTGAATAGAAAGTACCATTAGAACTCACAGGATGACTAATATTCCCTATAACAACACTATATGTAGTATTAAACCCTACTAATTGACTACTAACCTCATCTGGTAATGAGAACTTTACAAGTGTTGGTATATTTACTATTATAGGAATAACTACATCTAACTCATGACAAGTACCTGTATTGTTCCGTATAGGAGTAACTCTATTATCATCTCCTCCATTACCTCCACCATTATTACTACCATCATCTCTATTACTAAATCTACATACTACACCATCAAGTACAAAGGTAATTACAACAGTTAAACTACTATTAGTATACCCTACTACACTAAACCCATTTATACGATAAGTATATCCATCAGTAGTAGAAATACTATAAGGAGCATCATTGATACTAACAGTTATTGTAGAGTTAAATACTCCTATAGTACTCTTAACATAATCATCTACTAAGAACGATAAAGAGTTATCTGCATTGATATACAGTATAGGAGGATTACCACAAGCAAATTCAGGAGAACGAGGTATTAATCTACCACAGAGTATCTCCATTCGATGGAAGTATACTTTGATTAGAGTAGATGCTGATGGATGTAGTACTCCATTCTTCTGTAGGTATCTATAATGTAGTAGTATACTCTCCACATCTTCACTATCTCTACCTGACAAGTCCCTAGAGTACTTTAATAATTCAACATCAGGTATCATGGTAGTATAAACCCATTTGTAGATGCTCTAATATCTCTCTCTGATACTACTCTTGTTTTATACCCATTATCCTCAATTCTCTTCTTCTCATACAAGTACTCATTCTTAGATATACTTAATGTATTTAAATCTTTAAATCCTACCATTCTATGTAATAGGAAGTTTAGGTATGTAGAGAATGTCTCTAAGTACTTAAAACTAAACACTGTCATAGCATCACAGAATGGTTCAGGATAGGCTATATAGTGGATAAAGAGTCTATCTAAAGGATAGTCCTTATTTCTAATCTCTAATCGTTGTCCTCCATCGTAGAAGATAAAACCATTGTTCTCATCATTATAGTTAAGTGTATTACCTTTCTCATCAAAGAACCTAACAGGTCTAATAAAGTCATCTGGTAATGTATAGAATATTCTATTAGCTTCCATATCTACTATATAATCATACTTAGCATAGAGTTCAAACTCTTCATATATCCTATTAATACATACCCTTAGTAAGGTATCTACATTACCATCTTTAATAGTAATACCCTTAACATTGGTAGTAAGCTCTGCGTAGTCTCTTAACTCATTATACTTCATCAACATATCTATATCCTTATTCCTGAACTGTATAGCTATTATATCCCTTAGGAACTATACTCATCCTTTTACCAAATATCCTACGACTATCAGCTACTTCAGATATATCCTCCTTTGTTATAGTAAAGTATGTTCTACTTAAAGGCATATACTGTATTTGACTGAATGCATCAATGAAGTCATCATGAGTAGATGTAATACCCTCTGGTACTATAGATAGTAGTTCTTTCATAGCCTCTATATACCATTCTGATGTAGTACTCTCTCTCATAAATATGAAATTACCTTTTGCTACATCTGGATATACTACTGAAAATCTAGTCATCTTATTACCACTACTTCTAATACCATCTACAGATGATATTTCATTATCATGGTTATCATTTATATTACTACTAGCAAATTTGAAATGAATACCTCTAAGCTTCATCTCTCTGTTTAACCAAGGAATAAATCCTCCTTGTTGTCCATTTATCTCTACACCTACTCTCTGTGGTTTCCACTTCTGTACCAATCTAAATAACTCATCTATATTCTTATCCATTAGATTCTTACCACAGTATCCATCTACAATGTACTTTTTACTATCATCTCCATATGCCCATACTAAGATAAATGAATAGTCACTACTCTCTTTATCACTTGTTGCAAAGTCAGTAGTAATATAGAAGTTCCACATACCATATGGAGCATCTAGGAATCTGTTTTGTGTATCCATACCAAACATATGAGCTTCTACCATACGTCTCTCTTTAGATGTAGGAGTTAACATTAACTCTTGATAGAATCCTTGTAATGTAGTCTTATCTCTACCATTCTTAGCCTTATTGTACTTCTTTGCTATAATATCATATGGGAATCTATCTTCCCAACTACCTCTAAACTCTTCTCTCCTACAAGGGAACTTCTCACATATAGGAAATACTACATTAGTATAATTACCACTAGCTACTGCTTCTGATACAACACACTTACTATGAAATGGAGTACCAATAAGTATCTGTAATGCATTAGGATGCATAGCTTCCTCTATAGCCTTGAATATAGTATCCTTAATGCTCTCTAGCTTAGCCTCTGATACAGCAGTAGTATCCGATAATACGTCATCTATAACTGCTAACTTAGGTCTTCTATTCTTCTCTCTACCACCTCTAATACCTGTTAATGCTCCATATGTACGTACAATTAACTCATGACCATTTAAATTAGTCATTGTCCATCTACCCATAGTAAACTTAGCCTTAGGTATTAACTTCTGTAGTATTTGACTAGTATTCCATGTATACTCCATATTATTAGTCATTGTCTTACATCCATTATCTACTGTATCAGATACATATATAGCAAAGTCTACCTTACCTATTCTAGGTAGTTCCTCATAGATAGCTAGGTAGAAGAATAGGTTTTGAGCCATAGAAGTACTATTAACTGTAGCTACATAATTAGTAGTCAAGAACTGTTTATCAATATGGTCTACACTGATACATTGTGTAGGTACTATATCTACAGGCTTTACCTCTGTTATAAGAGCATACTTTCTATCCACACCAATAGTAACTGTAGCTTTATTAAATGAGAAACACGTAGTACTATATAATCCTAAGGTTCTAGCTACTTCACATATATCAGTAGCTAACTGTCTACTTACTAAGTACATGGATATAGACCTAACAGCAGTATCAAGTGATGAACCTACATATCTACTATCTATAAGAGCATTGAGTAGTTCAGTCCTATATTCTATTGAAGTATGTTTATACCTCTCTGGTATGAATAATTTCTTACGTGGAGTACTAACATTAACACCCTCTAAGTCTCTGGCTAAGAATACTTGTTCAATTCCTCTATTATCTAATATACCCTCACCTAATATCTTACCTAAGTACTTAGCCTCAACATCTGGTATATGAGTATTCTCAAACTCTATAGGAGCATTGTTCTTTACTCTATAGACAAATTTATTACTACCTTGTCTATATGTATTCTTAGATTTGTATGCTCCAAATAGTTCTTCTGTAGTGAATATGTAGTTCTCTGTATATCTCTTTAGTCTGTTCACTTTCCAAAAGTGATGTTTACAAGCTACTACACTTCTACCATCTTCAAATGTTACTCTATAAGTATTGTTTCTAAATACCTTACTCTTCCATATAACCTTAGTAGTAGTACCATCTGGAGCTAGTATTCTCTCACCTAACTTAACATCCTCAATGGTAACCTTAGTACCATCTGCCTTATATACTACCTCATCTAATGCTAATGCTTTACCACTACCTCTATGAGCTACTATACATATATCTTTCTTTCCAAACATAGCATCAAACATCTGATAGTGCATTATAGGTGTTTGATTCTCTAACTGTTCTCCATATATCAAGTTAACCAAGTTAACATACTGTAATGCTTCTGTAGATGGATGATAATTCTTATAACTGTCTCCATAGTCTACCTTTTGTACATAATCATCTAGTGTCATCTTTATACCTTATGTGATATTTGAGCTTTGAATTGGTTATCTACCTCTATAAGGGTAAGTTTACCATCTGCTATTAATCTACTACTAGTAGTAGCTAACTCTCTATTCATCTGCTTGAATGAATCTAATGTACTAAGTATGGTTTCCTCATTGATGGTATGTTCTACCTCTAATGTAGTTGGTTTTCTTAGTTCCTGTAAGATAGTTTGACAAGCTCCTAGTTGTATCTTCTCATCCTTACTATGATTTACTAGATATTCTAGTTTATCTATAGCACACTGTACCAATGGTGAGTTAGCTACGTGTAAAGGAACACTGTTGAAGCTCATTACCTTAATTACCATAGCATCCTTAGATACCATTCTTCCTCTACGTTGTATACTACTCTTATATGCTCTAGGTGATGCATATTTGACTGAAGCTTCACTAGCTTTGTCTGGGTAGGTTAACTCATATGCAGTACCCTCATTAAGTCCTAATAGCCTATATGAAACGAATTTACAAGCATATGCATACTTAGCATTCATCTCACTAATATCTAGTGTAGACATACCACTAAAGAACTTCTCAATGAACAGTGTTACTGTCTCTTCTTCATCATATAGACTATTCTCATTGTCTTTAAGTAAGACATCTATAGCCTTCAATAATTGACCATTGGTATTAGCACCCTCTGGTAACCTCTTGAATATAGCTTCACGTAGTAAATTATTCATACACTACTCCTTTACTGTTGATTTATTGCATATTGTACCCTAATTACCCCTATATAGGTGTTTAGTGGTATTTAGTACCATTACGTTCGTTTAAATAGGGTATATGAGTATTGTTTAGTCTATAGATTAGTTAATTAGTATTTAGTCCTAGAATACGTTTAAATTGACTTAGGTAGGTAAGAGTATACCCTAGGTGATTAGAATGGGTTTAAGAGGCTATTCTGTGTGTTTATAGTAGGTATATGTAGGTTTATTAGTTGTTTAGTTGATTATTTATTTTTTTTTTTTTTGGTTTTTNTATATTTTTAGTAGGAAAGCATTGTAGGTTCATAGGTAATATACAAAGGTGAAGTACCCCCTAGTACCTTTGAAACTACAAATCACATCCTCTTGCTACATCTGTAGCTGTAACTCATCAATAGATGTTTGAACAACAACCTAGGCAGTACTAGATACGTAAGCCCAACTAAGGAACTTATTATGAGAAC